CAGCATCACGTTCCTCTATAAAATAGCATCGTGAATCCTTATATTTCATATCTGATCCTGCAAATATACAAAAAAGTATTGAATTAGTCGCATCCGATTAGACTAAATTAACGGATAAAAGATGAAAATCGGAAAAAAGCATTAATTTTGGGCATTGATTTATAAATATACACATATATATATGGACGAAAATACAAATATTGAGCAGAATGCTGGTGCTGCAAAACAGCAAGATACCAAGACCAAGAGAGACTTGGCTTTGGAGCGTTTGAAGACCCGTCACCCTGATACGGAGTATGCGGATGATGAGGCTATGTATGGAGCCATCAACGATGATTATGATGCCGACCAGAAGGCTTTGCAGGGGTATAAGGATAACGAAAAGGCGATGGGCGATTGGCTGGGTAGTGACCCTGAGGCGGCTACCTTCCTTCAAGCGATGAAGGCTGGCAAGAGTCCTTACGCTGAGTTGATTCGTACACATGGCGAGGATGCCATTGACTACTATTCAGACCCTGATAATGCGGATGAGATTGCATCGGCTCAGTCGGAGTTCTTGCAGAATGCTGCCAACGGCAAGAAATTGCAGGAGGAGTATGACAAGAATATGCCTTCCAGCTATGAGGTATTCGACAAGTTGGAAGAGAAGTATGGCGAGGAAGCTGTGAATGATGCAATTGACCAGTGCTTTCAGGTTATGCGCAATGTGGTGACTGGCAAGTTTACAGAGGAAATGATTACTGCTTTCATCAAGGCAAAGAACCATGATACTGATGTGGCTGATGCAGCCCATGAAGGTGAGGTTCGTGGCAAGAACAGCAAGCACGTCAAGAACCTTGAACTGAGAAAGAAGGGCGATGGTACTGCTGACCTTGATTCTGCCAATGCGGAGACCAAGCCTACGGATAATCAGCCTGACCTTGGTGCTGTTGGTAGAATATCACGTAGGGGTAATATCTGGCAGCGTGGCAACGAGAAGAGAACACACATTCGATAATGAGAAAAGGTAAAAAGATAATATATAATGTTTAATTAATTTATGATAACAATGAAGAAAAGTACATTTAATCGGATGCTTTCCGTCTTCCTGATGGTTATGGCAGTTATTTTTGGAGTGAATGGTCAGGTTATCATGGCTGAGGCGGCTCTGCCTGATGGCGGTACTACCGAGAGTGGTCATGCTGCGGAAGCTGGTGGTGCTACTGCTGCCAATGATGCTGGCAATGGTGGTGCGGCTCGTCAGGATGATGGTGTCGCTACTGAGGGAAAAGGTCGTGAGCACTTTAACGAGAATGGTACGGAGTTCTATGAGAATGACATCAACGACAAGATTACCAAGATTCGTCCGATGGCTACTCCAGTTGACCAGATTTCACGCTATGCGACAACCAAGTCTGCTAGTTCGTTTGTAGTTGAGTATTGGAGTATCGGTACACGTCCTATCAAGACAACCGTCAATGAGGATACCGCGAAGAGTACTGGTACATCTATGGTATTGAAGGTAGAAGACCCTGAAATGTTTACTTTGGATGATACCATCCGAGTGGTGGGTGTGAAGGCTATTACCAACTATAAGGGTGTTGCCTATTCAACAATTACAGATGCTCCTACTCCTGATTTGGAACTTTGCGTTTGCGGTAAAGATACAGAGGGTTATCCTATTGTGTATGCTGTAAATGGTGAGTTGGTCAGCAAGCAGGCTATCGGCATTCCTGTTTTGAAGAAGGGTCAGGTACTTATCCGTATGGCTAAGAGTTGCGGTGAGTTGGATGTACAGACAGGTCGTTTCAACAACCTTCCTGATTCTGAGATTCAGTACTGCCAGAACTTCATGATTCAGGTAGAGGAGAGTACCTTTAATAAGATTGCAGCTAAGCGAGTAGACTGGGATTTCTCTGACATCGAGGAGGATAGTATCTATGATATGCGTCTTGCGATGGAAGGTACTTATCTCTTCGGTGATATGGCTTGTATCAAGCATACTACCAAGAACAACTCTTCCCAGTGGTTTACCAAGGGTATTTGGTGGATGGCTGGTAAGGATATTGAGGTAGGTCATGTTGCTACTGCTGACGATATTAAGAAGGGCTACGGCAAGAATGAACGAGTGATTACTGATTTGGAGTTGGTTGACATTTCAAAAGACTTGTTTGTTGGTACTGGTATCGGCAACAAGCGCAAGGTGATTATCGCTGGTTCAGATTTCGTGAGCGCATTCAGTAAGATTGATTCTGACAAGTTCCGCTTGAAGGACACCGTTGAGGTTTGGGACTTGAAGTTCAAGAGTTGGGAGACTGACTTCGGTGAGGTGTTGATGATTCACTCTGAGTTGTTTGACATCTTCGGCATGAGCGACTGCGGCTTTGCCCTTGACCCTGAGTTCTTGGTTAAGCGAGTACACTTGTCTTGGACTCGAAACGTGCTCGACTTGAAGAAGGCTGGCATCCGTAACACCGATGCAGTAGTTATTCAGGAGGTAGCTTGTCTGTACTTGAAGTACCCTAAGGCACACGCTCGTATGCGCCTTGCTGAGGTTCCTGCAACAGATAGCTCTTCTGATACAGAGGGAACCAAGGCTGCTGCCTAAAAGCAAGTAGAATTGCAATTTATTCATCAAATAGTGAGGGGTGTGGGCACTAGCCCCATCCCTTTTTTAGTAACACATATATATAATAAGGTATAATCATGTTTAATAAATATCAAGCAGGTACTGATTTGGCATTCAGCGTTATGGTAGGTGATGAGAGAATGCGTATTGTCTTTGAGGGTAAAACGATGGGCAGCAGTGTCTATATGACAAGAGACCCTAAGGTACAGAAGGCTATCGAGTCTCATTATTGGTTCAAAGACAAGTTCTTCTTGGCAGAGAGTATTGACGAGAAGAAGGAAGCTGCGGAAGCCAAGAAGAAGGCTGCTGCCAAGGCAAAGAAGAAGGTGGCTGACGAGAAGAAGACCCACGTAGTAACAGACGTTGAGGATGCCAAGGACTATCTGGCTGAGACCTATGGTGTGAGCCGTTCCAAGATGAAGACCAAGGAAGACATCTTGGATATTGCTAAGGAAAAGGGTGTTGAACTAGAAGGTTTGGAGTAATGGTAGAATATGCTGTATCTGATTTAGTGAAAGAGGTGAAGGTGCTCTTGGATAGAAACCAAGAGTCTGCTGGCTTGCTGGCTCCTGACGATTCTGATACACTCTCGCAAGCAGAACTTATTGAGAGTAAAATCGTAGATGCAGCAAGAATCATTCTTTCGGATTCTCCTGAATATATGGTGGAAGGTACTTCGTGTACGAATGCTGTAACGTGGACGGATAGCAACAGCTATTACGTGGGTAAGATGGTTTTGCCTACCGATATGCTGAGAATCCTTTCTGTGAAGGCAGAAGGCTGGAACCGTCCTGCTACAATCATTTCAGAGAGCGATGATGCCTACAAGTATCAGAACTGCAAATATGGAGTCAGGGGAAATCCAGAGCGACCGATTGCTGCTATCGTGCATACAGCTAACGGCAAGAGTATCGAACTATATACTAGTAAAAAGCAGGATGCTACATTGGCATTCATCTACGTTCAGGTTCCATCTATCACTACCGAACAGAAAATCAGTCTGCCTTCCGTCCTGAAAGATTCCATCTTATACATGGCTGGCTATCTCACTTGTATCAGCCTTGGCGATACCGATACTGCAAGCGGATTCCTTGGAGTGGCTAGAAAGTTGGCACATATTGTTGAACCTACAACATCATAAATTATGGCAAAGAAGAAAGAAGAAACCAAACTGCTATCGTTGAGTAGGGTACTTGACAAGGAAGAACTGGATAGCGTGAAGGCATCCAAGAACCGATTTGACAAGCCATACGAGCGTGCCTTCTCAATCTTGCTGGAGGCTCAACGATACTATAACAACATGGATAACTTCCGAAAGCGAAGATTGCGTAACAAGCGATACTGCTATGGAGACCAATGGGGCGATACCATTGAGTTCAAAAACAAGTGTGGCTTTAAAAAGCGTATCAAGGAGGAAGACTATATCCGTGAGCAGGGTAGCGAACCATTGAAGAACAACCTTATCCGTAGGTTGGTGAAGAGTGTGCTGGGTGTATATCGCTCCCAGAGCAAGGAACCTACCTGCAATGCCAGAGATAAGGATGAGAAACGATATGGTGAGACCATGAGCGTGGTGCTGCAATGTAACCGACAACTGAACCGAGAGACGGAACTGGATGCACGAACCATGGAAGAGTTCCTGATAAGCGGTGCTGCTATCTATAAGAAAAAGTATGGATGGCGAAGAGGTAGGTTGGATTGCTGGACGGACTACGTGAATCCGAACAATTTCTTCATAGACAACAATATGATGGATTTCCGTGGTTGGGACGTGAGTTGTTTGGGTGAGGTGCATGACATTACCATCGGCAACGTACTGAGAGAGTTTGCCAAGTCTCCTGCTGAAGCTCGGAAGTTGAAGGAGATATACCGGTTAGCGGCTAACCGAGATTTCGTGATTGCAGACTGCACTCAGCGATTCGGTGAGTTCGACCCTAAGACTATCGACTTTATGAATCCTGCCAACCCTTCGCTCTGCAGAGTGATTGAGGTTTGGCGCAAGGAGAGTAAGCCAAGGTACCGATGCCACGACTACAACAATGGCGATGATTTCAAGATTGATATTGAGGATAAGGCTGATATTGTAGATGCAGAGAACAGAGACAGAATCAGGCGAGGTATGGCTGCTGGCATGCTGGAAGAGGATATTCCTCTGATTGATGCCGAGTGGTTTATGGATGATTACTGGCATTTCTACTATCTTTCTCCTTTCGGTGATATTCTGAGAGAAGGCGAGACTCCTTATGCTCATGGTGAGCATCCATACTGCTTTAAGTTCTATCCGTTTATTGATGGCGAGATTCACAGCTTCGTGGAAGATGTGATTGACCAGCAGAGATACGTGAACCGACTTATCACGATGTATGACTTCATCATGCGTGCAAGTGCCAAGGGTGTGCTGCTCTGTCCTGAGGATTGTCTGCCTGATGATATGAGTTGGGATGATTTCTGTGATGAGTGGAGTAGATTCAATGGTGTGGTGAGATACAAGCCAAACAAGAGCGGTCAGGTTCCTCAGCAAGTAGCGAACAACTCTACGAATATCGGCATCGGTGACTTGCTCAGCTATCAGTTGAAGTTCTTCGAGGATATATCGGGCGTGAACGGAGCCTTGCAAGGTAAACCAGGAGTATCAGGTACGAGCGGTTCGCTCTATGCCCAGCAGACTCAGAATGCTACCATGTCGCTGCTTGATATTTTGGAGACTTTCAGCCAGTTTATCATTGATGGAGCATATAAGACCGTGAAGAATATGCAGCAGTACTATGATGTGGCTCGCAACTTCAATATCGTGGGTAGGGCAGGACAGATTGTACACTACGACCCTAAGAAAATACGAGACGTTGAGTTTGACATCACCATCACGGAAATTACGGCTACTCCTGTATACAGACAGATGGCAAATGAGTTCCTTATGACCTTATGGCAGAATCAGGCTATCACGCTGGAGCAGTTGTTGCAAGTAGGAGATTTCCCATTTGGAGAGGAGTTGTTGCAATCGGTTGCATCCAACCAGAAAGCCATTCAGAATGGTGAGACTCCACAAGGATTCTCTCCTCAGCTTCAAGCCCAAGTTGCTCAGGCATCACAGAGCAATCCGAAGGCTCAGGCGATGTTGCAGCAGATGATGAGCGGTCAGGGGGTGAGTCCTGACGGACAGAACCCACCGCTTGCTGCTTAGTTTATAGTTAATAATTTATAGTTTATAGTTATGATTGCAGACAAACCAAGTGACAAGGAATGGTATGGCAATGGGAAACCTGATGCTAGCCAAGGTGGCAACCCGAATGGTGGTGTTGCTTCAGAGACCCAAGGTAGGGAGAATAAGCCCGAACTTTACGAGAATGACGTTATCGGAAAGGTGGCGAAACGCAAGGAAAGCGACATCTGGACGAGTGGTGGAGAGAAGAGAACCAGATTTAAGGACGAATAAAGAAAGGAGGTGTTTTTATCGTAACTGTATTTGTCTGATATTCAGGTAGCTACAGAAATATCTGCGAGTTTATGGTGCTGCGTTTAAGATATTCGTATCTTTGCAACATCATAAACTTTTAATTTGTATAGGTATGAATTTCGTAGATTTCGTAGAAAAGTATCAGCAGGAAATGGCTCCAGAACAGATGTTGGCTATAGCTAAGGCAGTCGGCAAGTATCTCTCATGCAAGTTGGGCGATGTGGAGGAGCATCATCTTTGTGCGATGGTGTATGGTGTGTTGAGCGAAGAGCATTTTGACAAACACTTTGCCGATGATGCTATCAGCAAGATGTGGTATGAGGATGCTGACGGAACCAAGCATACGGCTCCTTTCTTCTCGGATGATGAGATAAGAGAAGCCTTTGACAAGCATCAGGATGATATTTCTGACTATACCATCCATGATTTGGCTGTTACTATGAACCTGATGAGAAGTGACCATCATGTGATGCTGGAGCGATATAGCAAAGATGCTGATGAGTTGAAGGAAATGGTGGTTTTGATGGCTATCGAGTATCTGCAAGACCCTGACTGCTTGCATCCTACCAGCAAAATATGGCACACAATAAACGGATAAAGTAACTAATTGGGAATCATTTCTTATCTTTGCATATTATTAATAATATATAAATATAAGATATGACTCCAAATGTACGTGAAGGATTGCAATATGGTGCAGCTATAGGAATGCTAGTGAGTGGAGTTGCACTCACCTTCCTATCATTCTTTCTCAACAATTATGTGGTGTCTGATGGTGTGCTGTGGTATGTCAGTCAGACATTGGTTTACTCTGGAGCAATATTCGGTGTAAACGTTTATTTCAAGACAAAACTAGGCAACTTTGAGAGCAAGGTGAAGGATGAACTCGCAAGTATGCTGAAACAAGTGAAGGAGGGCAAGTAATATGAAGGTAACAAGAGAACAGATTTTGGCTATTATGCCGAATGCCAAGGATAAGGTGGATGCGTTTCTTCCTTATATCAATGGCTATGCTGAGGTGTTCCATATTGATGCTCCTAAGCGAATGGCTCATTTCTTGGCTCAAATTGCACATGAAAGTGGTGAACTGAGATACACCAAGGAACTCGGCAACAAGGACTACTTCCATAAGTATGATGTGGGCAAGTTGAAGAACATGCTCGGCAACCTTAAAGATGGTGATGGCTACAAGTATCGGGGTAGGGGATTGATTCAGATTACTGGCAGAGCCAACTATCAGGCTTATCAGAACAGCAAGTATTGCACTGGTGACATCATGGAGAATCCTCAGTTGCTGGAGCTTCCGCTAGGAGCAACGAAGAGTGCTATGTGGTGGTGGTGGAAACATGACCTGAACAAACTGGCTGATAGTGATAGTTTCGTGGCTATTACCAAGACAATCAATGGTGGAACCAACGGCTTGAAATCAAGACGAAAGTTTCTTACAAGAGCAAAGAAGGTCTTTAATGTTTAGCCTATGAAAGTAAAATGGTACGATACTGATTTTTGGCAAGTAGCACTATACGTGATTGGTATCTTGCTGGTGGCTTTTCTTCTGTCGGGATGCAAGACAAAATACGTCCCGATGGAAAAAGTTATATGTCGGGACGTAGTAAAACACGATACGCTGCATACTTCTGACAGCGTTTTTGTGCGTGATTCCATCTTCCTCAGACAGAAGGGAGATACTTGCTTTCTTGATCGATGGCATGAGAAGAGCATTTATAAAAATGTGTATAAGGTGAAGGTGGATTCCTTCCTGAAAAGAGATTCCATCCCAGTTCCCTACCCAGTAGAAAAACAACTCTCCAAGTGGGAGCAGTTTCAGTTGAAGTATGCAGTATGGTCTTTTGGAGCACTCTGCATGCTGCTAATCGTATTAGGTTATAAACTCTATAAAAAGATAAAGAATGGCAAATTTCACATTGACCATCACGAAAAGTGACATCTATGAGGAGGTGGCAAAGACTACTGCCTACATAGGAGGAAAGAACTTGGATAAAAACGGAAAAAGTCTGTATGACCAAGTGTTTGTGACGGAAGCTGATAGAGAAATGCTGGAAGGCTTTTGGGAAGATTCCATTGATGATGTTTCCGTAGCCTTGGAGAGTATTCTTGGATGGCAGAAGTGTGACTCAGGCAGCAACGAGGTCTTTGGTCTGAGAGTAAGCAGCCTTTTTAATGAGAGTTTATTTAAGACCTTAGAATCAACGGTTTTTAGTTATGTAGTCAACAAAATAGTAGCAGAATGGTGCTCAGTAGTCTATAAGGATAAGGTGGAAGATTATCTCTCCAAGGCAAACGTTTTGCTGCTAAAGATTGACGCAATCATTTATACACGTAAAAGACCAACAAGATAGGAGGATAGGATATGAGGTATTGTAATAAAGGATATAAAGTGATGATAGAGTTGGAAAAGAATGAGTTGGTATATGACATCAAGAATACTGCTTTTTCTTTTGCTGATTCTTATTCCAAGCAGAAAGGTATAGATGCAAAACAATTAAAGAATGTGTTTGACGTATCAGAGGAAGGAAACCGAGATAAGTTAGCAAGGATTCTAGACTCAGCAGTAGAGGATTGCAGAGAAATGCTTTTCCGTTTCACCAAGGTGGAAATGCTCGGTGGCGGCTTTGATTCCAACGAGTGGGAAGAGTGTATAGGTTCGCCTACCAACGATGAGGATGCCTACTACTTGGCGATGAGGATGCCGCAAGGTTTTTCTAAGACAAGTGTACATACCATGACTGTCTACTTGCATGACTACATCGTGAACCAATGCCTTTATGAATGGTTAATGATTGTGTTTCCTGATGGTGCTGATAGATTCTGGGCACTGGCTGAGGATAAGAAACAGAAGATTAAGGATGCAAGCAACCGCTCGGCTGTTAGAGCAAGAATCGCTTTGCATCCATTTTAAATGATTAGTCGTTTAAGGCTAAGATAAAGCAAGGGAAGCTATCCATCACGGACTGCTTCCCTTTATTTTTTATATAGCAAAAAAATATTTATCTAAGTTTATGTTCCACTAGACGTGGACTCCTGCTTGGTAGTTACCGAACCAGTAACAGCAGCATTAATATTGATACTCTCAGGCAAGGTCTTGACATTTACGTCTGTAGCAGCCAGCTTCAATCCGTTCTTCTGCTGGTCGGCATACTGATTCTTATCCTGAGCGATAAAGTTGTTGATAGCTGTAGCTATGTTGTAGAGCAGTTTATCGGTGTCGCTGCTGAGAGAATCAGAATCAACTGATGCGTACTTGTTGTTCTCAACGGTTCCCGATGTTGTCTCCTTCTCACGATAAAGAACAGCCTGATTGATGAACTCCTGAGCAAACAAGAATGACTTGCTTACAAGTTGCTTAATCTTGGTGTTGTCTATATTGAGCGGATTTTCATACTTCTGTAGCATAGCCTGCAAGCAACTTGCGGCTACTTCTTCTCTAGGCTGCAGGGTAGCGATTGAGAAGATTTCCTCTTCTTTGCCGCTTTCCTCTGTTCCACCTGTCTCTGATGCGGTAGCTATTCCGTATTTATGGAATGGGCGAGCATTTGATGTTCCATCAGATGAGGTTTCTCTGACGAGTTTAGTGCCAGTTGTTTTTGTGATGTTGGAGTCTACAATATAGGCAACACCTACTTTAGTTTTATTCAGATTATAGAGATTTCCGTCTGAGTCGAAATAGAACAACTGGTATAAGTTGTTGTTGAATATCACATATCCCATGTACTTATTTGTAGCTAAAGGATAAATGTTGATACATGTGGATAGAACTATCTTGTCATCTATTTTCGTTCCCAAGGATGCACCTTGCTCAACCTTGTATTTATCGAAGTCGGTTAATGTATATTCTGCCATAATTATCTGAGTTTATTTTGTAATCTTGTTTGGAATTCTGTAGATAGTGCGCTGATAGATTCTTTTGGGGCAAGATTGCCCATAAGCGCAAGCCTGAAATATTTGTATGGCGAACCGACAAGGTTTCTGAGATACATATTTACAGAAGAACCAACGTAATACCAATTAGCTAAATCATTACTTCCAAACAGAACCGTTCCACACTTTCCTGCCTGAATGCTGCTGAAATATCCTCTTGTAATGCAATCGAACATGGTCTTATAGGCATCCTGACCAAGCGTTAAAGGACGGCTACATAGGAAGAATGGAACATTCTCTGTTGGCTCCTTCACATACACATCGAGTATGTTTCCTGCTTTGTCTGTAGCGTATGACTCTGGATATATGTTTACTCGCTTGTTGAAGACATTGTGCATGGTTCCCCACATCTTGCTTTTCAAAGAGTAAACGTAAGCATAAGTATAGTTTGGGTTGAACACTATGATACGGCTATCGTAATAGTCGTAAATCATATCAGCTTCTTCGAGATACTTACGGAAACGGACATACTTCACATCTGACTCAGGAATATTACCTAGTGCAAGGAGTTTATTCGGATAGGTCTTATCCTTTGTTGAATGTGAATAAATGGATAGAAAATCGAAAGGATAATCATCCAGTACATCGGTAAGACAAACAGACTCTCTTCCTTGCTGCATCATGATTCCTCGCTCTGTCGGGAACAGAACTGCATCATCAATCTGCAAAATGCCTTTAGGGTTGGAGCAAATTTCACGTAAAGCTGGTTGTCGTGACTGATATGTTCCTGTATCAGTCAACATGACTACCCATACACCTTCATCGGTGAATGCGTATATTGGAGCATCACCAAATTGACCTTCGCTGATTGGTCGGGTGTTGGCGGCTAGTGCGCTGATGATAGAAGAACCTACCTGAACAGAATTTGCTGCTGGGAATACCAAAGGATTCTCGGCTTCGCTAACCTTTATGACGTTTGGATGCTGTGTGATATATTTTTGGCTCACGACATTACTTAAAGCAGCATCGTATTCTTCCTTGGTTATCTCTGTGAAGTCACCTGTATCTATTGGTGTGTTGTCCCAATAATATGAAGATGAAATGACCGTTCCACCTTGATTTCCAAAACTACCACCTCCATTACTTCCTGCTCTCGTTGTTCCACCTGATGAATCCTTTTTAAGGAGTTTATGGCGGTATATTTGCATGAAAGCAGGAAGACCAGCATCATCGTGATATAGGTACATGTAATCAGACAACTCAGCTTTTTCTTCTTCTGTAGGCGCATCAACTCTTCCTCCAAAACCTTGATTATCCAAAGAACCAGAAGATTGTCTATCAACTGCGATAGGAGTGGTACGATTCTTACTGATATTGATATAGTAAGACATACCGAATGTATCGGAAGGCTTTAAACTTACCCTCTTGGAATAATACTTGTCATACTTCGGTAAGTGAAAATAGATAGTCATTGCCGTAGCAAGCGTGTTGGGATATGCCAAGATAGGGCAGATAGGATATTGCAGTTTCCCCTTGTGGTATATATCTCGTTTGATGCTATTTTCGCTGATGCTTACCTTGAAGACTGCATCGCAAATATAATCGGTGGTAGCGGTGCTACTAGTTGCAACATCTACATACTCATTTAGGCATAGCTGTGCATTTGAAATTTTTCTCTTGGAGAAAATATCTGTATCGAAAGCATTATAGATGGTCTTCTTTACGTTTCCTATATGCAATCGGTTGTTGTATGTTATAGAGCACTTGCCTCCAAAAGTGTCTCGCTTGAAGTCTGCCAAAGAAATACTTTCTTCTGTCTGTACAACTCGTTTGAGTTGTATATCTGTGCCTAGCTTTTCCTTGCTGATACTGGCACTTAGATAGAAGGATTTGTTTTCAAACGACTGATAAATATCTTCCTCTGACAAATATTGGAAGGCATCACAATTCACACCTGATGCCATTTTGTTATTCCAAAGAAAACAATTATTTCGTGAAATACCTCTAGTTCTTTTTTCTGTATCAATAAAAGATTCAGGCTGGGACAGATAAACATCTACACCAAGAATAAGGTCTTCCAAGCCTTCGGGTATATCCATGCTGACATTTATGGTGTGGGTGTGAAGACTTGTGCTTGTGCCTACAGATTTCTTTTCCTGATACCAGATAAACTTATTGAATGATGTTTCAGGCGCAAGGATGAATGGATTTGATATATTTATGTGTGAGGTTCCATCATATAACTTGATAGCCAATACTCCAAAAACTGTATATTTGAAGTACTCCTTGCCTTTTTCGTTTAGTCGTTTGTTGATAAGTGAATCAAATGCGTTGAATATGATAGATGCGCCTTTGAGAGAAGTATCTACGTTATTATTAAAGTGTCTGTTCGTCTCAAAAGCATTATCCCAATCATCGCCAAGGTTGATTGATACATCACATTTCTCAGACTTAACATTGGTGATTGTTGCACTATAGCTAAGTGAAGAAAGGTCGAAACTTGTGTAGTTGCTACCTTTCCAATATGCGTACATTGTTTTCTCGTCACCTATGAAACATAAGATATTGCCAACTGCTGTGACGGCATTGACGTGGAATCCGTTGAGGTTGATGGTGTTCTTGGTTCCGTCTCCACTTTTCTCTAGCCAGTACCAAGTATCATCTGATTTACGGATGATGTAGTGAGAGTGAATCGTTTCATCGTGTGTTACCTTATGAACCAGTTCTATTGTGTCTCCTGAATCCAGCGTGATGTTCTGCTCTACTACTACTGGCTGGTGAATAGGGTGGAGTGCCCCATCCTCGTTGATGAGGTTGAGGCAGGTTGCCAACTCCCCATCCTGACAATCGTAGTCGGATGGAGAGTGGGTAAGCCCTTTGAGTATTACTTCTTGTCTTGTTGCCATGTGCTCGAATTTAAGTTTGGTCGCATGATTTCGTAATAAGGTTCTCCTTTGGCTGACTTGCGTGGGATGCAAGTAAGGCGAACCATTCTGTTGAGAGGAAGGTTGTACTCATCAAGGATGGCGGTGATGGAAGGGTAGTCACTTCGGAAACCTACCTTCTTATACTTCTGATTGAATTGAAGCTGAGAGAAGGCGGTGTTGGCTTTGCGAAGTTCTTCCCAGTCCTCACGCATGCAGAATCCGTATGTACCTCTGTCAGATAACCTGAACACGAAGATGGAATTGTCTGTTCGCTCCTTCTGCATGATGTGGTCGTAGATGCCCTTGGAGAGCGTGACCGAGTTGGCTCTTCCGTCCAGTACTACAAAATCGTTGCGGTGTCTGAAACCATTGACTTTATCTATTAAATACTTGAATTTCATGTTGCAAATATAATATGAAAAGTGATAAAATGGATATTATCCGTTAACTTTGTCTTTCCGCTTGGGTCTACCATTGCGGTTGCCATACTTGGTGATGATGGCAGATGCTCGCTCAGAGCGGTAACAGCCACATGATTTGGTTCGTCCGTCACGAAGAGCAGAACCAAGAACCGTACAACCCCTGCCACAATCACATTTGCATATCCAGAACGCACCATGCTGGTGGTTCTCTTTATCAGATTTTCTGCAGACGAGTAATCTGCCGAAACGCAGTCCAGTAAGGTCTATCAACTTTCCCATACTACTTCTCTGCTATTTTCTTTGCCTCTTCAACTGATACTGGCTTTCCGCTAAGAGGAATGCGGAAGTCGAACTTAGAACGGAAACCATAATAGCCTACGAAATCGAAGCTCTGTTTCATACGCTCGTCTGTGGTGATGTACTTCTTGTAAGCCTTCACCTCCTTCTCTGAGCGGTAGATGGTAGAGTTGACGAAGTAGGAACTGGTTCCCTTGTTAGCGATAACTGCAATAAAGAACTGCTTACCAAGGAACTTTTCCTTGATACGCTGAATGATTGAAATTTTCTTTGTATTCATATATAAAATTTGATTAATTATTAAGAAGAATGCAGATAGGCTGCACTCTTAAAACTATTCGATTCCACAAGATACGATACCATCTTCTTTGTTGATACCTCGGAAGTGCTCGCATCGCTGGCAAGCAAGGCTACCTACCATCAGTATTTCATGGGTGTACTTGCCTTGAATGCCGAATGGGCATGGAGTGATGTACTCGAAGTATCCATTGACAAATTCATTGACGTTAAATTTTGGATATTTCATTATTTGGCAGTATATAATTTAAGATTTTTGTAGTATTTTCTCATGAAGGGAAAAAAGTTTGTCTTAGTTCTGCCACATGATTTTGACTCAGGGCAGAACCCTCTGTATACGCATTGTGGAACACAAGCAGAAGTAAGCAAAGGTTCGATACAAGCCAACTTATCAAGTACCTTATACCACACTTCTCTTGTCTCATTGGATGCCTTGTTACAGAGTCTCAGCTTCGAGATATTGATAATTTCCTGAGCGTTGAGGGATAACTGCAAGTTGACCAAATCATCCTGACGCATATCGTGACGAGATACATTGGAGCCAGTAATATCTGGTCTAGATGTGGAAACGAATGGCTGAGCATGAACATGGCGAACAAAATGGTTACTCACCCAGTATGGTATGCCATACATCTTAATATCGAACTCCAATTCTCTGAGCGGTGAATGCTCGCTGAGAATCATCTGTTTCTTGAACTCATCGCTAGGCTCATGACCCAGCGGTTCCTTGCCTTGTGTGAACCGAGCAGCATCCACTACACGATGCCAGTCCGTTACTCTTCTGATTTCTATCTTCATGGAATATTTTTTTTAGATAGCTTATAAATTTTCAAACTCTTCATTTAAACCCAGTTTCTCTTTCTCAATAAAATCTTTGAATCTAGAGACAAAATCCTTGTCGGTTGCAATCTCTGAAAAATTGTGATTAAAAACTGCTTTATAATTGAAGCTCCACTCTACATCGTCAAACTTATCGATACAATCTTTCAACTCATCAAGTTTACTGATGGTAGAAAGAATTTGTTCTGCTCTTTTGTAATTCTCTATCTTCATAATTTCTTCTTTAAAAAATTATACTTAATTATCGCCAAGAATATCATTGATTTTCTTTCTGATGAACTCATCAGAAGAACTCTCCTTTATTAGAGCATCAATGTCTGGTAACTCTGCATCAACTTTGTCTTCTTGCATTTTTGAGGTAAGCATACCCATTACCAGTTTTACCCAAGAACTATTTGCCATATCTGCCAATGATTCCTTTTGGCTTTCATAGGCTTTCTTCAACTCTCCGTTATCACGGAAAAATCTGAGCACTTCCGTCAATGCAGCAACAAAGTTCTTGTCAGACATCGGGTTGCTCTTTGCCTCTTCCAGTTTTAGCATCAGGAAGAGTAATGATGAATGTAATTTTGTTTTGTCAATAACTACTTATATTGTTAAATTAATTGCCTTTTTTATACGATGGTCGAACTTGTTGCGGTATTTACACTTGATTCTATCATCACAGAACATAAAGCAACCATATCCGTTATAAGCTTCATTAAACTTCGCTTTCCAGTAAGGTGAAGGATGCTTACTTGGATAATCAGCATAAATGTCTGCTTTCATTATCTTCTTAGCTAATCTAATCTTCATAAACCAACTAACTTTACAATCAAACGATGTTCGTGCTTATCGAAAGTAATTCCATACTTGAACATTTCTTCAAAAAGCATAAGACGCTCCTCGTTGGTAGCCAACCGAGTAGATTTCTTTTTATCCTCGGTCATTCTAAAATGAGAACCTACCATTAAATTCTTATCTTCCTTATGGAGATAAAGATAACAGAACAGATTATGATATTCTGGTTTCCAACACTCACATAGCACAATCCAATCATTACCTATCACAACTATATTGCCTTCAGCGACAATATCTTCAAACATATTATTTTCCATACGCTACTTCTTTTTATGACAAGGGCAGCTCTCTGCGTGAACAACGCAAACACCATGTTTCGTGTCCACAACCAGATAATCGTGTCCTTCCTCAGTGAATACTGACATACCAATCTTCTTTGCAGGTGCATTGCTATTAGCCAACCATAACTTAGTCCTCAATTATAATTCTTCATACATTTTTTGATGTTGTTCTAAACTCATTGTAAGTCTCTCAATAGCCATATCTTTCAGTTCTTTAAAAGATATAAACCTAAAAATGGAAGTTTTTTCATACCCATTATTGGAAAGCATTTCATAAACAAAAGAGATTTTAAATATATCAATTTTGCCACTATTGTATACTACTAAGCATTTTCCATTTCGTAGTAGAGGTTTTTCACTAGCAGGATGCCACAAGTCATTAAGGAATTCACAGATTGCCCACTTGGCACCAGTTTTAAAAGCACATTCACTTATTGCTGATTCTGCATAGCGTTCTGCAAATGTCCGCTTTGGAATGTGTTTCTTCTCCAATTCTTTTTCAACTTTCTCGTTGTACTTTTCGAAAGCAGCTTCTATTTCCTTATCGTCTATCATGATTACTTCACTCTTTTAAATTGAACATTCTTTCCGTCTTTTCTGTCGATTGCGGCACAACAAATATCTTTGCAGACATTTTCATAAATATTGCTGCTTATCTCGTCAAAGAAGCAACCATTACATTCTTCTGTCTCGCTTTCAACCACTTTCAAGACGATTTCTGAGCCTATAGGTAAATCTTCCATAACTTTAATTCCTCATTATGTGACACTTTACAACCTTGTTTACTGCAAGAGGTTGTGATTTATTAAATTGCTCGATGATATTGCGTTCCATCTGCTCAGGGAAGATGGGTTTGGTGGGCTTTGGAATGTAGATGGTAGCTTGGATTTTGCTTCCATCACTCAAAGTCATTAAGCACCTTCTTGAAATCTGTTCTATTCCAAACATAATCTTGCCCTCCTAATATTTGCATCCGTGAAGATACGGACGTGATTCATTATACTTCATTTTTAACTTGATGTACTCCATCAGGTCGATATTGTGAATGTGGGCGATTGCGAATACACTCATGAGTATATTCTGAAGGGTATCTGATACGAACCAATAGCAAGACTCATTACCAACAAACCAACTAAAGTGTCCGTTGAGTCGGTACAAATCTTTTGCGATACTGCCATTATTGATTATGTTTATAACACGACATTGAAATTTGGCAACTTCATATTTGTCAGCAAGGATAGAATCGCTTTTAAATATTATCGGTTCTTTGCTGTTCATCCATCCTAAGAGAGATAAGATACGGATGGCAATATCAGCGAACTCGGATTCTACCGTTCCTTCAAGAGAGTTCTTGTAGGCGGTAGGAATATCTCTGCCCATCTGAATCTCGCTCTCATAGTCTTCGATACTTCCGTGACGATTTTTGCGGTCTGCCTGAACAGCTTCTGCCATTTCCGTGATAATGAGCATCAATGTGGTTTCTATTTCTGTGCTCTCATTATAAAAACCATGCTTTTCGGCATTCTTAAAAGCATCTTCTGCTAAGGATGCCAGTTCTTTCTGCGTTATAATTTTCATATTGTTCTTGATTTATTATTTTCTGATAGTGAATGCCATATCGTTGAGGGTGCGGCACCAGTTTATCTTGCCTTCTGCGCATAACTCGTTGAGGGTTTGATAAGGATGCTGGAATCCTCGGTTAATGATTTCGGCTGTGAGGACGTGAGGCGGCACGATGTGGTCAGCTTCACGCTCTGCCTGAATCTCAGCGATGATGGCTAGGATTTTTTCTTTCTCTGTCTTCATGAGTGAAGGTAAGAATGATACGTGGGTTACTAAAGACTGGTATATGAGCATTTCTTTGTTGCCGTTTATGTCTATGTTGTACCATTTGCCCTTAATCATAGTTCCGATGATAGGCTTGTCTTTGTACCACATGATAAGGGTCTTGCCTTCAAAGAGAAGGCGGTGTGCTTTGCTTACTCGCTTGCCTACCTTGATATAGCCGAATATGTTCATGTTAGAAGAGGGATAGCTGACCAGTCTTGTCATGGTAGTGATTTCCTGAGGGGAATATCAGTTCCTCGAACATGGCGGTCAGGCAGTTGGTTACTATTGAGTTTCCTGCAAGGGCATAGAGTTTGCTCTTGCTGATAATAAGTTGACCAGACTTCTCCTTGCTCAGGAGTTTGTCTATGTCAGATTCGTGAACTCCCATCAGTCGGAAACAATCTCTTGGAGTGTACTTCCTGATTTGGATGGAGTATTTCTTTCCGTTTGGTGCGGTGTGAATGATTTCTTTGTTCATTATGGTTACGAATGTCATATCTCTTTGACGATTAAGAATAGTGGGATGCAATTACCTCCGTGACCCATAGCAGAATTGAGAGTAGGGGAGATTCCCTTGGTGGAGTAGACTCTGGTCTGCTGCTCTATCCTGCCTTTGATTTGGAGGTTTGCTAGCTTTATAATTTTGTCGCACATTATAATTTCTTGATGATTAAAATTGCGTTGGCACAACTTCCAGTTGGTGCAAGATAGTTGGCTAAACTTGTTTTGTAATAGCTGCTTCGGATGGTTCTACTTAAACCATCTACGTCTGAGTTGATGAGGAGTTTTCTGCTTGTAACTTTTTGATTATCAGCACCCCCCCTTAGGGAAATGGTCAACACCAAGAAGATTGGCTATGCTGATTCCTGCACCAAACGATGATGTGATGGTTGGTGAGCATCCATCAGCAGTTTTCGGTATTGCTATCTTCTGGGTAGAGTTTTTCGATTGATTCATTGATGTCTGCTTTGGTGAGATACTTTTCGAGAAGGGGCTGGGATAGGAAATATTCGGGAGATACGTTGTCTTCCAAGATGTCCTCAACCGTTGTCTCTAACTTGATAGGCGAAGGGAAGTGATACTCTGGGTTCGGCTCGTCCTCTGTTCTGAGTATGGAGATAACGAAGATACGTTCACGATGTTGAGGTACACCATAATCTTTTGCGTCCAGTACCTTGTAGAAGGAGGTGTAACCGAAGGAGTCGAGGTCTTTGAGGTACTGGAAGAAGTACTTTCTCATTGACTTTGAGAGAAGACCTTTCACATTCTCTAGCATCACATACTTCGGTTTCTTGACTGCCAGCATTCTTTTCTCCTGAAAGATAAGGGATGAGCGTGTGCCGCTGCCTTCCTCTGCTCCTTTGCGAAGTCCTGCATTGGAGAAATCTTGGCATGGTGAAGACCATGATATGAAGTCGAAGTCGGGAACCTCATTCCAGTCTATCCTTGTCACGTCTCCGAAGTTAGGTATGTCTCTTCCGTGCAGAAGTCCGTAGGCTTGGATGGCTGATGGTTCTATCTCTGAGTAGCCCACTACATTGAAGTCGAACTCAGGATGCTTATCTTTGAGGTACTTGAAGGCTAGGCTCTGACTGCCATAGCCAGCGAATGCCTCAAAGACTCTGAGAGGATGCTGCTTGTTGTACTTACTGATTGCTATCATTTTGGCAAACAGATTTGTGGTTTATGGATTCCATTGGATGCCCAAGCGTTCCAAGGTTCCGTTATCACGATATATCTCCAACTGCTTTCGGCATAGGCTATGAGGATTCTTTTGCAGAAGCTCTATCATACCCATGATGCGTGTCTTGAAAACGTTGTCCTTATCCGCATTTGTCACGTTCTGTTCAGCCCTCGTCTTTGCGATGAGTTGACTGATTTCGGAAGGATTCTCGTTAACGGATGCTGGCGGTGGTGTTGCTCCGATGAGTTCGTCTTCCCATCCTCGCTGGTTAAGGAAGGTTTGGAAGTTCTTTCTGAACTGCTTGTCTGGCTTTGAGATTACATAGAGAGGTATGTACTCTATAGCTGCCTTGCGGTCTTTCTGGCTCATAGAGTTCCACTTCTTTTCCAGTTTAGCCTTGCAGCCTACCTTCTTTTCGTAGAGGTTCCATGCTCGCTCAAAGGTATATTCGTCTTTAACTTCCTTGGGTGGAGCGGTAATCTTGTAGCCATTCTCTTCTAGAAGCTGGATGGCTTGATTGATTTCATCTGTCATAGTTCACCATTTAAATAATTGTCGATTGCTTGGATAAATTCATCTATAGAGCGGACGATGATGTACTTGCCACCATGTCGTTCTACTTCATGCTGGAATACCTTCTGTTCGGGTTCCTGCCTACCTTTCGGTGTTTTGTTTTCTATGCATAGGAAACCGTACTGGGAGGTGCGCTTCAGAAGCAGCATATCAGATACTCCTGCCTTCATGCCTTCTTCTTTAAGCCATGCGGCTTGTCGGGAGGTTCGCTTGCCACCATTGGGAACGGCAAAGAAGACTCCTTCAAGGTCAGGATATACCCCACGGATATACCTGACCTCTGCGGCTTGCAAATTGTGCTCATCGTAGGATGAACGCTTGCGTATCTTCTTACCTTCCTGCTGTAGCTTTGCTTTGATTTCAGCGTAGCTTGCCATTACCAGTCGGTTGAGAAAAGGTCGTTGAGAGAATCTTCACCCATCAAGCGGATGGCTTCCTTTGTAAGTTCTTGCGACTTGAAGTAAACACTCGCTTTGTTCAATCTTCTTGTGTACATTTCGATAAATGTATCACCATCTTTATTGATATTCCATTTTTCATCGTCTCTGTCGAAGTTCGGTTTCCAGTCACCATTGAGAAACTTGGCGATGTTCTGCAACTTGATGAAAGCAGCTACACGTTTTGCATGAGCCATGCTAGTGCAGTTGTTTAAGTCGTTATAGTTATTTTCATCTGAATATATATGGTTGATTTTCTTATTATCAAGCCAGTATGTTCTCTTGTTCAAGAAAAACTTATCGCAAATATCATCATAAGTGATAGGCTTGCCTTCCCCTGCATCAGTAGGATTCTCGTCTCCTTCAATCTTCTGACGAACCATCAACTTACCATCCTCAGCGAAGAAGAACTGGAGGTTATCAGGGATAGGGTACTCTACTGCAGAACCATCAGCAGGAATGCGCAACTTAGATAAGGTTGCTTTTCCGTTATTGATGTTGGTAACGTCCTGATTGCTGATGCCTTCTGCATGAATATCAGGAGTCTCTTCCTTGTAAATCTCTGCCATCTTCTTGGCAATCATGTCTACACCTTTGCCAACGATTGCTCCGAAAAGCATCTGTGCAAATGGTGGTAACTCTGGGGTGTTGTTGCGCTGGCGATTACGTCTATTGTTGCGCTTGTCGTTTCTACGTGTCATATCAACTATAATTTTGTAAAATATTATTAAACCCGTCTTCTGTAACACCATCTGCATAGAGTATCGTGAGGATGGTGTCTAAGACTCTACTATATACTTCATTGAAGGCTGGCTCATCCATCTTGGCGAAGGAGATAGACTTGGCTCGCTCCAAGAACTTCTGTCCGTTGAGGTCGTAAAGCGGTTCGCTGAATCCTGATGTTATCAGAAGCTGCTCACGGAAAGTGTCTATAGAACGTAGGTTTGTGCGCTGCTGCTCGGTTAGACAATCCCATGCTGCTCTGATAAGGGAGAAGAACTTGCGGTGAAACTTAATGTTCCTTGGTCGAACTATGTTCGCCTTGACGATGGAACCAACCTTTATCTTTTTCATTTCCTCGTAATCCTCATCCGTGTAGGGGCGAAGACCAGTGGAGGTTCTTACTAGATGAATTTCCATACCTTATATATTATTGGTTTGGGGCTGGGAAGGGAAGTCCCTGCTGCTGACCACCTGCATATTGAGCGTTCTGCTGAATAGGTTGACCGCTTGCATTAACCTGAGGGGGAAACCTCTGTGGCTGGCTCAGAGGTATTGGCTGTTGCTGTGGTTGGTAATACCCACCAACTGGCTGAGGTGCTGCGCCAACCTGACTCTGGACAACCTGACCTTGCGGCTGGTTATTTGGTCGCTCCACCTTCCAACAATCCAACTGATTGAACCAACGTCCTTCCTTAGACTGGCGTGCCTTCAATCCGATGTGGGCGGTGATGATTTCTCCTAACTGAATGCCGAACTGCTGAATCTTGTCTGAACCATAAACTTGGATAACGGCTCTTGAAGGGTACTGCTCGTTCAACTCTTCGATAGTGTATTCACAAGAACTCCATTGGGTTCCGTTTTGGGAAGTTCCCATTTGAACTTGCCCTGCTGCAATAATCTTGCCTGTAAACTTTACGTTCATATCTATATTTAATTAAGTTTGATTCTTATTGACGGCTTGGAGATACTGACTTTTGTTAATCTCTCGTAAGCATTTGGATATTTCTCTTTGAAGAGTTTCGTGTCGAGCGTTCTCTTAGTTGTGCTCTCAACATAAGAGTAAGAACCGATATTGGTCTTGATGGATTTCTGCTTGTTGGCTTCCATCATCTTCATCATCTGCTCCTTCAAATCATCCTGCTTGATTTTCAGGGCATCCATACGAGCGGTTATCAATCTGTACTCCTGCTCTAGTGCTGAAAACTGCTCAGGAACTTCCACCTTATACTGATACTCTGCATCATCTGCAAGATAAGCAGCGATTAAATCGTCAATCTGATAATCTGCTACCCTAGGTAGCGGCTGGAACTTGCTCTGTCCGTTCTTGAACCACATACAGACAATCTCCTTCACCTTCAAGTCAGGATTCTGCTCCTCGAACCATTTTGCGTATATGGATAACTGGAGCGATACGTTGTCGTAGTGGAGGGTGGCGGTGGTCTTGTAATCTACCAAATAGATGTTGCCTTCATCATCAGCGAAGATACCATCAATAGCAGATGCAAAGTTCTCTCCATCTGTAACGAGATATTCGGATGCGACATAATGTAAACCGAATGAGACTAACATGCTATGGAAGGCTTGAAGCTCTTCTGTAGGGTTCGGGTACTGCTTGATGTCTGCATCGAAGATAGAACAGAAGGTTTCAAAGGTGTTATGGATAAGACCTCCTCGCTCTGCTGCCTTTTTCAGTACTGACTCAGGAATATTCTTGTAGGTATCGGGGAAGGCTTTCTTGATGAGCGTTCCCGTCACACCTTTCAGTTCTTTCTTGCCGATGAAGTACTGATGAGACTCCTCAATGAATGTGACTCTTGGCACATTCAAAGTGATTTTCTTTGTTTCTGTTGTCATATTATTGTATACCTAATTGTTTCTTCTTGGCTGATACTGCTTGCATGAACTGAGTGTTAGAGCAGAGTGGCTGGTAATGCTGAATTACCCACAACAGATTATCCTTGTTAACACATCTGCTCAGATAACCCAATCCTTCGTTCAGGTCGCTCGGGTGGTACTGCTGGGCGGCTGGCTGCTGAGTCTGTGTCTGTTGCTGCGATTCCTGATGCTGTACTTCGTTGGCGGCATCTGAATCCTGATTATCATCAATGGCGAACAGACCGTTCAAGGCATACTTTCGAGCGTAGGATGAGGATGCTCCAGTAATCTGACTGCCATCCATACCCTTCTTGGTTTCCTCTTCTCTTGCCCATCCAGTAGATGTCTCACATTCACCCTTCTCGTTCTTGATAATGGCGGTTGCCTTCACGTAGATGCGGTTGCCTATCAAGACTACATCATCGGTGATGATGAGCGTACATTTCTGCTTGGCGAGTAAAGGCTTGGCAGCTTCTAAGATGTCCTCAGCCTTGCGATACTTGTAGCCACCGAATTTGTTGAACTGACTCTTCGGGGCTTTCAGCTCTGACTGAATTGCGATAAGTTCTTTCATATCTTATATGTATTAAGTTGTTATTGATATTTCCATTGATAGTAGCTGCATCTGTAGCCACCATCTGGGTTCTTATTCGGGTTGTCACACATGGTCGAGAAGATACAATCGTGACAACTATTTGCTTTATATCTCATATTGTATGGTTTAAATGTTCAAATTAAAAGCCCCACGATTCTCACGAATGGTGGGGAAGAGAGTTTTTTATTTTAGTTTAACCTGAGCGGTCGCTACCGCATCGCAAATGTAATCTGTAGTGAAACACACTAATATGTCAATATTTGCAATTTCCTTTAGAAAATGAGGGGCAGTAAAATGAATATGATAAAAACAGCCACCTCCGTGGAGCGACATCTACACAATCTTGCCGGATGCTGAATCGCTCCTTGGTTCCCTTCTGCATTCATGGAGGCTTAGGACTCCCAGCACTAGTAATCGCACATATTGTGATATATCTGATTTCTATAAAATAACCAATTATAACTATTGAACCGAATAGAAAAAAGAAAGCGTGCTGGCTGCATTAGAACCGATTTGTAGTTGTGCGCTCCTACCTTTAGATGCTACCTTATTATATAAGGGTCACGGCATCAGGTCTGCTTCTTCACAAGTGAACTCCAAGTTTTTCCAAATTCCACCTATCAGGTGTATGTACTCGCTTGCCACTTCCACGTCTAAGCACCATCTGTGGTTAATGATGCTCCTTTTGGGTACGTGTACCTCTCTAGGAAGGTTTATCCTATCCGATATAAAGCCTTGGAATCGGGCGATATGGGGCGCAAGGTGGGACTCGAACCCACGACCTCGAAGGCTCATAAACCTTCATACTCTACCAACTGAGTTACTTTCGCTGGGTAAAAAACTTAAAACATGTAAAATTATAACGACAAAGTTATAGTGGAGACTGGGAGTAGCAAACTCCAAAAAACCTCTGCTGTTTTCGATGACTGAAACATTATAAGACTTAACACATTTATAACTTAATACTTAACTATTCTTGTGAGGTTCAATCTCCATATATCTTACTTGCCTACCTCATTGAAGTAGGAGTGGATTTCCTTAACGGCAACAGCGAAAACTATTACGCTGGCTACCAACATTACATCTGCTATCATAAGTTTATCTGTTTAATGGGTAAAACAATAGGCTGATGCCTCTGATTTCAACTCTGCCATGCTCTTCCTTCGATTCTGAGTCATCCACTCTTCCAACTCGCTCTTCTTAAAGTAGAGTCGGTTGATGTTTGGTTTATAGCAAGGAATGATGCGGTTCCTGACGTTCTCTCTCACTCCTCTAACCGTCATACCAAGAATGATTGCAGCTTCATTAATGTTGAGCACATTCTTTGCAGCTATGAGCGAATACTGCTCTATTCGGTCTAGCTGCTCTTTAATCTCTGGGTCTATCATATCAGTTGAATTTGATGGTTTGTTGACTTGCACTAGCTGCCTTGGCTGGCTCTGTTCTACTAGTGCTCTTATCGCTGGGAGTGTTCTCCTGCTCTATCAAGGGGAGAATGCCCTTCGCTTTGAGTGATTCATATAGGAAGATTCTTCCTTTCGTTGCCCACTCGGTGTTGTACTTCACATCGTGCTGACCATCCTTGCGGATGATGTCTACTGCTCTGCTGTGAACATATCCACCTTCGAGGAATTGCGCAAACAATATCCATTGACCTCTTACCTTGTGTTGGATTCTCATAGACTCCAACTCCTTGTTTAACCTCATGGCACTCATTCCGTAGTCCTGAGCAATCTGAGTAACGGTCATGGTGGCATTACTCTGCAAGATTTTGTCGTAGTAGCTTACCTTAGGCAGCATTTCGGTAATCTTGTTGCCAAGTTCCATGTTCGCCTTGCTGATAGTGAGGATTTGTTCCTGCTGCTTCTTGTTCTCTAAAGCTAGCTGCTGTTTCTCCTCCTCAGCCTTGACCAGAGATTTGAGAGCTTCGAGATAGTTCTGAGGAACGGATGGCTTTTGATGTTGCTCTTCCAGTTCCTTCCATCGTTTAATCAACTTGGCTCTCGCTTCATCGTTGAACTTGGTGGCGATGTAGAGACACTCTTCTTTATTGAGAGAGTAGCAAGGTCTTGGTTTCCCTTGCTCGTCTTGATATTCAGCCAACGCAAACTTGCGTTCGCTAACTTTCTCTCAAGCTGGCTCCATGTTTCTGATGGCTCTCATTACATCAGTATGTCTTCTGCCAGTAATCTCTGCAATCTGTAGTGATGTCATTCGGTCACCATCTACAATAGTCGAAATTTCATTCATAGGATTCCTCCTTCTTTATTATTAATAGAACACTACCTTGTCTGCCTTAACACCTCCGAACTCATTCAGGGCATCATTCCTGATGTCTTCGGCTTGCTTGCTCTGACTTCTAAAACCTAGAGCGTTGTAGATGGTTTCCCTTCGGCATCCATATCGCTCAGCAAGTTTTTTACGTCCTTCTGGCGAAACTTTGATAATTTTTATCTTTTTTACTTGCATATCTTAATTTTTTATTGTACTTTTGCTTCTAATAATTAAGCAACTTGTTGTTTACGAGTGCAAAGGTATGAAAATATTTTTAGACAACCAAACAAAATTGCATATTTCTTTAGTCGTTTATGTTTATTTAAGTATGATTTAAAAATGTAAAATGTATGGAAAGTCTTGTAGCACAAAGAATTAAGTCTGTTTTAGAGGTTAAACAAATAAGTATATCTGCTTTTTCGAAAATGATTGGAATGCAGCAAGTAACTTGTAATCGCCAACTTCGTGGTGACCAAGCTGTATCACTTGGTCTTATCGAAGGGTTTCTGAATGAGTTTGATGAGATTTCAGCCGAATGGCTCCTTCGGGGTCATGGGAAACAACTTATAGAAGAACAATCGTTCTTGGTGGCTGAACCTACTCCTAAGTATCGTGAAGACAAAAACGACTTGCTAGACGATTCTGTTTGGAAAGCGAAGTACGAAGAGTTAGAGAAACGCTATGACCAGCTACTATCTGTATTGGGTGGTGGCATGAGTAAAGCAAATGTAGGATAATTAAAATGTGGTAGGTATGATAAAGTTTATTGTATTGGAATTATTTATTCTTTTGGCAACTTTAATTATAGGATATATATTATATACAAAAACATTATGAATGCTTATCTGAACCTTGTAACCGATTGATAATCAGCAGTATTAAGAATTGCTGCTTTTTAGTGAGTAACAAAATAGTAACATAAGATAGTTAAAGAAACTAAATTACTTGTTTTACTCGCTACAAAGGTAACAAAATAAACTTGAATGCTAAATATACTTTAACATATTTTAATTTTGTGACCATTTGTATACCTACTGTACATCAAGCGTATACCTAAAATCTGAATATCTTACAGATTAACGAATTACATATTTTTTCACATTTGGTAGTTTCAGAAAAAGTTTCTATCTTTGCATCGTCAATGTTACGGTTGACAGACTAAAGTAGTCCTCTTTTCAAGGCGTAAGCCTACAAGATATGAACCTCTGAGTCGTTGTCCGTAACCAACACTCGGGGGTTCTTTTTTATTCCCCTGAGTTTGAGACAAGACAAGATGGAAGACTATGGGCTAGATACCTTCCGATTCATCGAGTCTATAAATTGCAAGGAAGACCGCATGGCAAATCGTAGGAACTAATAGCAGAAGACGAGCGGAGGGGAAATCTACTCCTTATGCTGCTTAGGTTAACTGATGTAGAATTATCAAGTGACCAGATGATGGGGGTTGACGGAACTCATCCATGACATCTTAGGTTTTCTGATGCGTTCACATACGTGTGCGTTAAGGGGAACCTAGAATCCAAAGGAATCAAAAATCTATCCATTTTAATTTTTAATAATTATATTTGGATAATAAGTAATAGTAATAGCAACAAAAAAGTAAAAAAAGCTTATGAAAAATTATTTTAATTCTCTTTATGAGAGGTTTGATGAACTTTATACCACGTATGATGATAGAAAAGCTTTAAAAGGCTATATCGAGTCTATGAGTAGAAAATCATCTAAGGAGGAAGTTGAAGTATCTGCTGATAACTTACCAGATACGATACTTACTTTTGAAGAGTTTAAGACGATACTTCCAGCTATAAACAAGAAAATAAAGAAGTTGGTTGTTGATATATCTTATATTCTTGGTACTTTTAACCAAAATGGCATGCTTGCTATGGCTAAAGCACGTTTGAAGGAGGAGTGGGAAGACGATACTTTTATTGATGAGTTTCTTAAATCCCATGAAATTCCATTTTAACAAATAAATTTTGGCTTATGGAACTTGATATGTTGATTAGAAGTGCCCTGAGTGATGCCCAGTGGTTGATTGCTAAGGGTGGAACGGATAGGGCAGAAACCCTGAATCGTGTGCTTGGTAAGATTGGTAATGTCTTGAAGGAACTGGATGGGGTTTACCTCATTGACCTCAACAAGGTGTGGCATCAGGCGAAAGATGTTATGCCGCCAAGAATTTATGGTGGCAATCATGCAGACTTGCTGTGTGTGCATCAGTTCAAGCCTACTTCTCATCCTATCCTTACTCATGAACAGAACTGCCCAATTTTTCAAGAGTATCTTAAAGCGAGTCCGAATGACTGGTGGTGTAGAACTGGGGATTTGTTGAAGAAGGAACATCGTGAACTTTATTGGAGATAGATATATTAATTAAAATTTAAGATTATGAGTGAATTATATTGGTTAGGTGTTTTAGGCAACCTGAATGATTTAGGTGGGGTTATTGCTGTTTTATCATTTTTGGTATTTATAGCTTTAGGCTTCTATTTTTTTTTTGTGTAGTGAAGATGATTTAGAACCATCGACTTTTATGAAAAAAATGTTTAAGGGTTCTATGTTTGCTATTGTGTTAGGAGTAGTTATGGCGATATTTATTCCTTCCCAAAAGAATCTGCTTATCATCTATGGGGTAGGTGGCACTATTGATTATCTCAAAGAAAACAAGGATGCAAATAAGATTCCTGATAAGTGTGTCAAGGCTCTTAATAAGTATCTTGATGATGCACTTAAAGAAGATAAAGACAATGATTAGAATGATATGGAATACTCTGTATACAAAGCCTAAGAACTGGCTCTGTGGGTTGCAGACGGATATGGCTGGGGATAGAAGAGCGAGAGGTGGTCGCTGATAGTGAATAAAAAAGAATAGGGAGTGCTCACGCATTCCCTATTTCGTTATCCTAACAATCTTAAAACCTATAAACCAAAAACCTATGAAAAAAACAAACGTTCTTCTTATGAATTATATTTTATCCTTCCTCTTCTGACATCTGTCTCAACTTCTCGGTGAGGGCATTATGAACCTCACGCTTATCGTCAAGAGTGACGGTCTGTAGCTTAGGGCAGTTAAACTCTAGTATCTTGATGAAAGTTGATACCTTGTCCTTCGGCTCACACTTATACCATGCAGCCATGAAGTCTTCCCAAGCCTCTCTAGAAAAGTCGGCACACAGCTCACGAAACTCCTTTGTGATAGGAGACTCGTACCCTTTCTGCTTACCTCCAGTCTTTGCTCGACCTTTCTCGAACTGACCTTTTGTATTTCTATCTGCTGCCATTGTCTTAACTATTTTGGTGCAAAGATAGTAATTTGTTGGCAAACGGAAACTTTATCCGTTAACTTACCTGCTTAAATAAATGGATAAAATACGAATCTCGGATGGTATCTGTATCTTTGTACCATTATTAATAATTAAAATACATATATATGTTAGGAGCATTAATCGGGGCAGGTCTTGGACTTGCAAGCAGCATCGCTGGCGGTATATCTAACCGCAAGGCGAGACGTAAGCAGGAGCAGATGATTTCCCAGCAACAGAGAGAAAATCAGGCATGGTATGACAGAACATACAATGCCGACCCGACCAAGCGTGCTGATACGGTTCGCTTGCTCACACAGATGCAGGAGCAGATTAAGAACCGCAACAAGGCTGCCAAGGGTAGACAAGCGGTAATGGGCGGTACGGAAGATTCTACTACTGCGGTGAAGGAGGCGAACAACAAGACTCTTGCTGATACTACCTCACAGATTGTAGCTGCAAATGATGCCCGAAAGGATAACATCGAGCAGCAGTATATGAACAGAAAGAATCAGTTGCAGAACCAGCAGATGGGTATGGAAGCTGAGAAGGCTGCTGATACCGCCAATGCGGTGGCTGGCGTGGCTGGTACTGCTGCCAACATCGCTGCAACTATTGATAGTGGTGCTGGTAAGAGTAAGGTGGCTCGTCCTGACGTGGTACAGCCTACCGATGCAGATATGGCTAAGTTGGATGCCAAGGTGGGTGCGGCTCCTACCCAGCAGCAAGTAGCGAATGATTTGAACAATATGATTGGTGACAATGCGCCAAAGAAGATTAAAGCATAGCCTATGAAAGCATCAGATATGTTACGAAACAATAATGGCTTGAAGACTACACAGAGTGTTATCAACAAGCAGCAGAGTGGTGTGGATGCCGCACAGAAGGTGGCACAGACTCAGGCTCCAGTCTTCGCTCAGCAGCAACTTGATGCGGCTGGAAAGAAGGTTGACCAGATGAATGCTGCCACTCCTCAGAATGAAACACCTACGATGAAGGCGGCTAGAGAGAAGACTATCGCTACTCAACAAGCCATCGCCAATGGGGTAGATGTGAATCAGGGTGCGCCAAGTGATGAGGAGGATAAACCTTCCGTACCCATCGTGAAGAAGGAGGAGTCGAAACCTCAGCCTAAGCAGTTGTCTTATGCTGATATGTATAAGATGCTGAATCCTGAACTGAATGAGACTGCTGAGCAGAGGGCGAACAGAGAGAAGAAGGAGCGTACCAAGGCTCGTATCGCTGCTACTGGTGATGGTCTTCGTGCGCTCGCCAATATCTTCTTTGCTATGAATGGTGCTAAAGTGGTACACAATCCTGAGTCGGATATGACTAAGGCGGTGAATAAACGCAAGGCTTACATGGATGCTCAGATAGAGAAGAATCGGGCATCATGGCTTGCAGGGTATCAGAGAGCACTCGCTCTTGATGAGGAAGCTCGGAAGAATAACCTGACTCTCGCTGAGCAGATGAGGTATCACGATATGCAGAACGACATCAACAAGGTGAAGAATGACCAAGGGCAGCAGAGAATTGACCAAGGAAACAGAAGACTTGAACTTAGTGAGTTGAAATATACCAATGATGCCGAGTATAAGGATAATCAGTTGAAGATTAAGAAGATGCTTGCTGATGGTCAGATTAGTCATTGGGCTGCTCAGGATGCACTTGCTAGACTGCGAGAAGGACGAATTTCTAATAAGGCTCAGAAATCTTCTGGCGGTAATCAAACTACTGCTGGTTATTGGTATGAGTATTACGACATGATGGACACTACTGAGGGGCAGAAGAAGATTAATGAACTTAAAAGAAAGTTGAGAATCAAGAATGTTACTCAGACTAACGTGAGATACATCATGGATAGATTGAAAGGAAGAAGTAGTTCTGCTGGAGGTGGTAAATCATCTGGTGGCGGCAAGCATACAACACATAAGGCTGGCGGTTCTTCGGCTGGTGGCAAGAAGAAGACTGGCGTAAAATGGTAACAGAATTGGTAACAAGAATTTGGTAACAAACAAATATATATATCATGGCAGAAAGACCATTATACACTTTATACAAGAATCTGAAAGCACAGAACTATGATGTGCCTGATGATTACAATAAGTTTGAGAGTGCTTTGACAAGAGACGGAAAGGGCGGTGCGGATAACAGACACGCTATCTATGAGAACTTGAAGGCTCAGAACTTTGATGTTCCATCAACTTATGAGCGTTTTTACTCTGCACTCTTTGAACCTCGTAGTAAGACTTCATCTAGAGCGAAGGGCGGTAGCGTTCCTATGAGTGCTGCTGACCGTGCTCGTTTCTCTGCTGGGTCAGCAGCAATCTCGGCTAGTGCTCAGCAGACAATGAACAATGCTGGCAGATACAACAGACTGAAACAACGCAAGCAGAAACAGCAGAAGGATTTCGGTCGTGTGAACTTGGGTACACATCAGACTCCTTATGGTGGTGATGCAAACAATGTTGTGAAGGATGATTTTGCTTACAATCCTGAGACTGGCAAGACTGGCGCATACGTTACATCGGACAATGAGAATGTTTATTCTCTTCCTGAAGCTGAGCAGAAACAAGCTATTCTTGACCAGCAAAACAATGCATATCAGGAAGCGGTAGATACTGGTGAGATACCATCTGCCTTTGATGTTCGTGACAAGAAAGGTAACTATGACTTGCAGGAGAACATCGGCAAGAATGGAACCTACCTTACTGAGGAAGGTGCTCAAAAGCAGTTTGACAAGAAATTGGCTGATGCCTATGCCCGAAAGAAGGAGATTGAAGCTCTTATCGCTGAGGATAATCGCCAACACGGAAATCCTTTGCTCTCTTATGGTGCTAGTATCGGTGCAAGTAACGGAAGAACTGCTGAGCAGAGTGACTATAGAAATAAGTTGGCAACCTCTCTTTCTCTGGTTACTGAGCAGATTGGAGCGCTTGAAGCGGTGAAACAATATCCTACAAGTAGCTGGGGTGAGGATGCCTTGAAGGCTCTTGACAATACTGCATTTACTGCAAAAACATGGGATTTCGGTCTGACTGACTTCGCTATCATGGGGCAGATGGAACGTATCAAGACAAAGATGGATAACAATATTCCTCTCTCTGGTTCTGATAAGATGCTCCTGAAGAGTAAACTTGGTGCGGATGCTGCTACGGCTCTCGAAGATGAGAAGATGGGTAACGTCTATCGCTGGACGAAGATTGCAGGGCAGAGTCTCCCATTTATGGCTGACTTCTTCCTTACTGGCGGTTATGGTGGTATTACCAAGGGCATCAGTCGTGGAGCCTTAAAATTTGCTGCTAAACGTGGCATGGGCAAGGTGGGTGCTGCCATCTTGAAGAATACCGGTATCGTGGCTGGCGATGTTATCGGCTCGTATGCGATGGCTGGAACTGAGCAAGCGTTGAAGACTGGTGCTGACATCATGCAGCGACATCTTGGTAATCTGTATCAGGATGAGAAGGGTGATTATAAGTTTGGTACTTTCGATGAGAATGGAAATCTTCTGCATGAGGGTGGTGAGTCTATTGGTACTGCTCTCTATAAGGGTATGACCTCTGCTATGGTAGAGAACTATACAGAAAAACTTTTCGGTCACAACTATGGTATCAAGAAGGGTGCTGTCAACTTCATGGAGAAACATGGTATGAATGCTTCTGCTGAGTTCTTCAAGAATATCGGCAAGAGTGGATGGTACACCAATTCCAAGAAGTGGATGGAGAAGTTCGGTATCAATGGTTTCGCTGAGGAAGTGATGGAGGAGGAAATTGGTATTCCTCTTCATGCCTTGCTGGATGGTGAAGGTAAGGTGAGCGACCTTCTTGATGCTAAGCAGCAACTCGACATCATCGGTGGTATGGCTATCTCGGTCGGTTCTATGTATGCGATGGGTGCTGGCTCCCGACCAGTAAAAGGTATCTACAATCGTGCTCAGTACTACCGATTCCGCAACAAGGTGAACGTGGCTGATAGTGATGCTCAGAACCTGATGGGCGATAACTGGGCAGACATCAAGGATAAGATAGACAACGCAACCAACGAGCAGATGGGTGGCGTGCTTTCTGATATTCTCAGACAGAGAGATACTATGACCAAGGAACAGATTAATGCTGCTGTTAACTATGGTGTAAACCTGATGAAGATGCGTGGCTACAATATTGCCAAGACTGCTGAAATGAATGCCAAGGAGATTACCAACGAACCAACAACACCTGAGGAGCAGCATCAGGCAGATATTGACAATGCTTATTCTGAGGGGTATGATGCTGATGATGCAGACAAGCATGATATTCAGATTCAGCAGGAAGACCAGATGAAGACTCTTGCAGCAGCATTGGGTATCTCTGAACAGCAGCTATCTGCCATGAGTGACGAGGAACTGGAATCCATGACTGGGCAGGATGATAAACTTGACCAAGCTATCTATGACTACCAGTTGTCTTCTGCCCGATACCAAGGTGTGGTTGATGATGCACAAGACAAGGTTGACCTCGCTGCTCATCAGGCAGAACAGCGAGTTGATATGTACACAGACCAGAGTCGTGGCTCTGTCCGTAACGCTACTATCAAAGCATCAGGCGGCTTGGAAGACTATGGTGTCTATATTATCAGTGGTAATATTGCTAGCCATGAAGATGGCTCCATTGATGTAAGCAATAGCGATGATATGATTCTATACTATGACCCGACAACGAATAGCGTAGAACATGCTGATGCGTTGATGTTCGCTGAACTGGGTGAAGAACTTCCTGCTGATGAAGTGAAGGCTCAGGCGGTATCTGATGCTAAAGAGAATGCTATCAAGGAGATTGCTGGCATCATTGATGGTACAGTTGAAGTAGGCTCTCAGTTCTCTGTTACTGATGCAGATGGAACAGAGCATACCTATGAGGTGTTGGCTGACTATGGTGATGGTACTGCTGCTATCTCTATAGATGGTAACGTGGTAGAGAATCCTTATCAGCTTGCAGACTTGCAGCAGATGAAAGACTTGGAAGACCAGAAGAGACTGCAAGCTGCCAAGGTTGAGCGTGAACAGATGGAAAAGGAACGTGCTGCCCAGCAGACTCAGGAGACTGAGCAGTCTCAACCTTCGTTTGATTTCAATCAGATTCTCAATGATGATGGCAATGTTGTGCTCGTTGATGTGCTTGACAAGGATGGTAATACCAAATATCCTGACTCTAGATTGTTCCTTATTCGTGATACTGGTGCCAAGGCTAAGGTAGTTGAGTTGAAGAGTGATGGTACTATTGTCCCTCATGCTGTGAACAAAGAAGATGTGGCTACAATCTCTTCTATGTCGCTCGATGAATACAAACAAGCTATGCCTGAATCCTCAATGATAGAGGGTAATGGTGGAGAGAATAGAGGTGAGATAGAGGTGGAGACTCCGACAATAGATGGCGAGACTGCTGCTCCTACTGAGGAGACTGCTGCTCCTGAATCTGCTGAGACTCCTGAAACTGAACAGACTCCTGCTGCTCCTGCCATTACCCTTGAAGATGGAACTATCGTGCCTATGCTGGAGGATGGCAATCCTGACTTCTCGAAGCTGACTGCCGCACAGACTGCTGAGCTATATGATAATCAGTTTGGTGAGGATGCAGATAGTATTGTATCTGGATATGTGTCTGATGCAAAGAAGGCACTCGACAAGGCTAGCAACATGACCGTGAAGGGCAAGACTTTCGTGGAACAGAAGGCTGCTAAGGATGCCAAGGAGAAGGCTATTGCTGATGCTAAGGCGGCTTATGACTCTGCTATAGCTATCCGTGATGCTTATAATGAGCGACAACTTGCCAAGGTGGAAGATACTGCTGAGGGTAGAAAGGAACTCATTGAGAAGGCAAGAAGAAAGTTCGCTCGTTTGAAGAGTGCGGTGAAGGATGATGCTGAGGCGGTGGCTCAAATCTATAAGGAGACGGTTGGAACTCTGCTGCATCGTTTGTATGATGGTACTGGCATTGACGTGACAGATACGATTCCGCTTACTGCAGAGGAGTATGTGGCTAGCAACCTCGGTGCTCACTCTCTCAACTATGAGGGAACAGAGACAAGCAAGGGTGTTAAGCAGGAAACTGGATTGAGCAGAGAAGACTTTGCCAAGACTCAGTTGCTCGCTGCTGATGGCAAGGGAACTACTATTGATGCGCTCGTTCATAGCTTGTGGGAGAATCGTCCATCTAACCTTGAATCACTAGACACTCAGGATATTCGCAACGCACTTATCGGTGTGCTCAATAGCGGTTTCAAGGCATCGGAAGCTAGAAATTTTGTTGAAAATATTCGTATTGCTCAGGCAGAGAACATACTTGAAGAGCAGAAACGTGCTCAGGAGAATGCAGCCTATGCTGAGCAGCACAAGGCTGAGCCAGAGGCCGAGTTGAAGGCGAAGTCGGATGAAAAGGCTGAGTTGAAGGCGAAGTCAGAGGAGAAGTTAGATAATGAATCGTCTAATGAATCTAATGATTTGGATAATGATTTGGATAATGAGAAGACAAATGACAAAATAAATGATAATATAAATGTTCCTGAGGATGCTACTGATGAGAATCCTTTAGGCGCAGAGCGTGATGAATCTGACCTTCCTTTCTCTTCCAAGGAGAATGGCAAGCAGCAGACAACTGCTGAGCGTGCTGCTGACGTAGAGAAGAATAAGGTAGATGATATGAAGGTCGTTGATAATATCGTGGGCGAGAAGACTCGCAAGTCTTTCGAGAGACTGGCTAAGATGATGGGTGCTAACATTCAATGGCAGTACTCGGACAAGTTGGGTAACGGCTGGATTCAGGAGACTACGGATGCCGATGGCAATGTTCATCGTACCATCTTCATCACTCTTGACTCTTCTATCACGGAAGGTGCTCAGTTTATCTTCGGTCACGAAATGACTCACCAAATCAAGAACCTGAACCCTGCTGCATACAATGAGTTGACTCAGCTTGTGCTTGATACCTATGGCTCTGATGCCTTCGACAAGGCGGTAGATGAGACCATGAAGAGATATTCTAATGCTGGATTCTCTGGACGTGCTAGAGATTACTATGCTGAGGAGGTTGTTGCTGATGCTGTAGGTGAAATGATTCGTGACCTCAACTTGGCTCACACTCTCGCTATGAAGATGTCTCATCCTCTGCTCGCTGCTATCCATGAGATATTGCAGAAGATTAAGTTGGCATTCTTCGGTACTGAGTATAGCGATGTGACCAAGAACATCATCCGCTCTATCGAACAAGCCTACGTGAAGACTGCCAATGGTGAGGTGACAAACTCTGAGACTGGCGAAGATGTTTCTTTCTCTCTCCGTCAGAAACCTGAACCTAAGAAGAAGGGTGTCGGCTACAAGGTGTTCGTGCTAAAGGATGGCAAACTCTATCCACCAATGGTAGCGAACCCTGATGGTGCTGCTACTCCAGTTGGTGTATGGCTCGATGCTGATGCTGCTCCTATTGCAGGAGAAAGCAAGACGGGCAGACCTCAGGTTAAGCAGGGCGGCAAGGGAACACAAGGCGGTAGCGGTAAGTTAGCCTATAGACCAGGCTGGCACTTGGGTGTGGTTCCTTATGCTATCCAGTTCAACCGCAAGGATGCTGAGGGAAACAAGACTCTCTTCCCTAAGAACTTCGTGTTTGCTGAGGTGGAGTATGCTGCTGATGTAGATTATCAGGATGAAGCTCGCCAAGAGGGCATCAATCCATCGGGCAAGTATCAGCATTCATTGGCTGGTTTGAAACATCTGCCTACTGATGGATATTATATGTATCGTACCAACCCGAACCCTGAGACTGACCCTTGGGTGATTACTGGTGCGATGAAGGTGAAAAGTATCTTGACCAGAGCAGAGCAAGCAGACTTGGTAAGCAAGGCTGGACGTGAACCTCAGCAGATTCAGGAGGGCGATATTGTTACTGATGATGTTGTGAACAGCATCAATCAGGAAATAGCTGATGCTCCTAAGTTCTCGCTGAAGGTGTATCATGGTAGCGGTGCTGACTTTACAGAGTTTGACTTCGACCACATGGGTGAGGGTGCTGGCTCACAAGTGTTCGGTTGGGGCGGCTATGTAACCTCTTCAAAGAAGATTGGCAAGAGTTATGCGAATCTTGTAGATGCTAACGCTCCTCATCAAGATGTTGAATATGTTGGTAATAACGCTCATGAATATACTGATGTAGTTGCTGGCTTGTTTAATGGTGGTCAGAGAGATTATGATGATGTTAAGGAGTTCTTGCAGAATGGCTATAATTCCGACAAGGATAATGCTCGGAAGAAACAGATGTTGGAATGGTTTGAAAGTACAAAACCATCTGATTGGAAGTCTGTTAATGATGGCAAACGCAATCTCTATGAGGTGAATATTCCTGAGGATAATGGCAGTAACTATCTGGAATGGGAGAAGACTTTGACTGAGAAACAAATAAATGCTATTCGTGATGCTTTGGCTAAGAATGGTGTTGATATTTCATCTTTTGAGAAGAGAGGATTCAAACTGGATTTACCTTTTAAATATGTATATACTACGGTTCTTCCAATGATGATGCATAGCAAGCCAAAGGATGTAAGTAAGTTTCTTTCCTCTCTAGGCTTCACTGGAATCAAATATCCTGCTGGAACCATCATGGGTGGTGCAGAGGAAGGCGATACCAACTATGTTATCTTCAAGCCTGAGGATATGAAAATTACTCAGCACACCAAGTTCTCATTGAAGTCTAAACCAGTTCGCTTTGAAACTGGCAAGAAACTCAGCGATGAGGAGAAGAAGGAAGTTCTTTCTACATTGAAGGATGCCTATAAGGTGAATGGTGTTCCTTATCACATAGAAGAGACTGCTGGCGGCAAGGAGAAGAGAGTATATGAGCCAACTGCTGATAGCTATGTAGTGAGCGATATTACAAATCGTCCACTAAGATACTATATCACTTTGCCTGATGGTCGTGTGGCTCATCCTACTGAGGTATATCCTAATATCTCGGACAATGAGGTGAAGTCTTCGGCTACCAAGCAGGGGTTGCTTGATGATGAGGCTGACCATATTGTTAGTGCTGCCATTGGTAACATGAAGGGTATTGCCGACAATGCCAAGGGCGGTAGTCCTAGATTGGTTAGAGGTGAGGTCAAGAAGAGGTTCGATGAGGTCACCAAACAGATTAAGCAGTTACGAGCAGAAGGAAAGGAAGATGAGGCGAAAGCTCTGATTGAGAAGAACAGAGGTCTTTATAATGCTTATCAGAAGAATGATGATTTCAATAGTTACAAGTCTCTTGCTGGCGAGGTGGAAGCTCGCAACGTGTCTGCACGATTGAACATGACTCCTGAGGAGAGAAGAAAAACTCTCGCTGAATCTACTGAGGATGTGGCTCGTAAAGACCAGATTTTCTTGGGCGTGGGCGATGTGTCCTTCTCTCTCCATGATATGGCTGACGGAAAGGAGAGTGGGGCGGCTGATATGGCTGAGGACTTGAAGAGTCTGAACACTCCTGATGAGGTGGATGATGCTATCAAGACTGCCATTGATGATATGCCGAGCGGCTGGCAGATGGCTAATAAGAAGATGGTTCATATTGCTCAGGCTCTGGGCGAGAACCGCAAGGCAGAGATTGCTGGCGAGGAACCTAAGTTCTCCCTGAAGGATGGCACTCTCATTAAGGCTGGAACATACTTTAGCGGTGGCGGTCTTGTTGAGGAAGGCTTGAAGGGTATCATTGACCCAGTGGTGGCAGTGGAGTATGACGAGAAGATAAGCGGTGTTTATCGCAATAACTTCGGTCAGCACATCGTTACTGCTGATGTTCGTGATGTTGACCCTAAGGAGTTGGTTAAGCAGATAGATGGCGATGTGGAGTACTTCCATGCCAGCCCAGTCTGCAAGAACTACTCTCAGGCGAAGAGTAACCATGCTGAGGTGGAACTTGACAAGGAGACTGCTGCTAGTACTGCAGAGTTTATCAATGCTATTAAGCCAAAGGTGGTGACTATTGAGAACGTGAAGGGGTATAAGGATTCAGAAGCGATGAAGACTATCACAGATGCACTTGATGCCAACGGCTACACTTGGGATGCAGATGTGTATAACGCTGCTGACTATGGCGGTTACACCAACCGAGAGAGATTGATTGTCCGTGCGGTTCGTGATGGCAAACTTCCAGAAAAGCCAAAGAAGATAGCACACAAGAGCGGATGGTATGAAGCTGTGGCTGATATTATCCCGACCCTGACCGAGAAGAAGAATGGTGTGGCTCCTTGGATGGATATTCGCTTGAAGGCTGATGGCATTGACTGGAGAAACATTGACAAGCCATTATATGTGATGGGTAGTGCCTACGCAGACGGAAAGGTTCCTCATGCCTTTGCTGATGAACTTCTGCCAACGCTCAGGACGAAGAGTGGTGATGTGATTGTGATGCCTGATGGTAAGGTATATCGTGCCATGGGTAGAGTGCTCGCAAGAGTATCAGGAGTGAGCGATGATTACAAGATGCCATTCTCCGAGAGCCTGAGCCATACCATCATCGGCAACGGAATCCCTACCCAGTTGACGGAACATGTTATTGCTCCTCTGCTTACTGGCTCTGACCCTAAGTTTAGCATCCGTACCTATCATGGTACTGGTGCTAGCTTTGACAAGTTTGATTTGTCTCATGCCTTGGAAGGCGAGGGAAGTGAAACATTTGGACATGGAGTATATGTTACAAACTCTAGCAAGATTGGACGTGAGTATGCCCAGAGAGCCAAGCAGAGAAAGATGGCTGACCTCTATAAGAATATGCGCTACCCTGATGGGGTGAAGGACGATATTTTCAAGAGAAGAGTCTTTGGTGAAATGGTGAACGATGTGGCAACTGGTGGTAGTGTGGCAAGTGCCAAGGAGTTTGCTAAGAAACGTGTCGGTGCTGATGCCAACGATATTCAGCGTACCCTTGAAAACTTGAAGGATAGAGAGAAGGGAACTGAGTATGAACAGAACTTGAAAGATAGACTTGCTGAGTATAAAGATGCCTTGAAGTGGATTGATTCCATTGATGAAGATTATCTGACTCAGGGAAATGCCAACCGTTATGATGTGGATATTCCTGATGATAACGGAAACTATCTTGGATGGAATGATTCTCAAAACTTCCCATTGGAAAAATGGTACAGACTTTGGGAAATAACTCATCATGGATTTAATGAAAACGAGTATTTCAAAGATGGTGGAGCGAGATATGATAAAGATAGGATTGAGCGTATCATCCAAATGAAACTTGACTCTCCTGAGAATGGCATGCAGAGACTTTCTACATTAAAAGGTGAAGAACTTTATCATGCTTTGGAAGACTTCTTCGACCGTGAAAGACCTTCGTATGGTGCAGAATTAGCATCAAGGGCTTTGAGTGAAATAGGTTTTGTCGGCATCAAGTACCCTGCTGGTCTTATTCATGGCGGTGCTGAGGAAGGCGATTACAACTACGTGATATTCGATGAGAATAATGCCAATATCGTGGGTAATACCCGATTCTCCTTGCGCTATGACCAGTTTGAGCACGACCTGAACCAGTGGAAGAAGGATAATAATCTGCCAAAGGATGCTCAGAGGCCAACCATCCCACAACGCAACGCTGGTGAGAGTGCCGTTGACTTCCTGAGGAGAGTAGACGAGTACCGCAAACAGATGGCTCTGTGGAAGACAGCTCCAACCTACGAGCAGCATCTTCTGAGTGACGATACAGCCATTGGAGAGTTCAACCGAGAGTTGCAGCGTGGTTCTGTGCTCAAACGTATCGCTTTCCAAGATAGTATGCTGGCTATCCGTAAGGCTCAGGAAGCTATTATGAAGGAAGTTGGTGTTGACCGCCTGAACATGGCAGAGGATGCCTATACTGCCGAGAACCGCAGCCATGGCAAAGGCAAGAACGAGTTTGAGGAGTACAATAATGAGTTCTTGCAGCCATTGAGAAAGGCTTATCATCAGATGAAGAAGGTACTGGGCGATAGCTATGATAATGTTCGTATCTACATGATGGCTAAGCATGGCTTGGAGCGTGATGCTCAGATGGCTTTCAAGAAGTCACTGGATGCTGACTTTGAGGACGTGGCTCAGAGAAGTGCGGCATACAAGGCTTATAAGGGCGATATGAACCGTATCATTAATGATAGCGACCTAGAGTTTGGCAGAGTAGACTTCAATACTTGGAGACAGAGAGACAACGCTCTCAGAACGAAATACTCTCCTTCCTATATGGACTATCGTTATGATGAGAATGGTATCGTCTCTGATTACTCAGGCTTGTCTCAGCTATTAGGTGGTTCTGACTTTGAGGAAGCTGCCTACAAACTGGTAAAGGATATTGAGGATAAGTATGTAACCGAGACTCACAACCTCTGGGATGCAACGAATGCGGCTACCAAGAAGATTCTCCGTGATGGCTATAAGGCTGGCATGATGAGCAAAGATACTTATCAGTATGTGCGTGATATGTATAGCCATTATATTCCTCTCCGTGGCTGGGATGGCACTACTGCCGACCAAGTATGGGACTATATTGGTGGTGGAAAGGGTGCGTTCAATCAGACCTTGAAGAAGGCACACGGACGAACCTCTATCGCTGATGACCCTATCGCCTACATCGAGAATATGGCAGAGAGTGGAATCCTGCTGAACAACAAGAACTGGGTGAAACAACACCTGATGCTCTTGGCTCAGAATCATCCAACTTCCCTGCTGACCCTGAGCAAGGCTTGGTATGTGAAGAGTACGGATGCCAACGGCAACGAGGAGTGGATTCCTGCTACACCTCAGATTAGTTCTCAGATGAATAGTAATCAGGTGAAGGCTGCCATTGATGCTTTTGAGAAGAAGATGGAGCAGATGGCTCAGACTGGCGATGCTACTCAGAAGAGAGACGGATTGAACATAGCCTATCCTCAGACTCACAGCGAGGAGAGAGAGCATGAGGTGCGAGTGATGAAGGATGGCGAGGAATATGTTATCTACGTGAATGGTGACCCTCAGTTGGCTCAGGCGATGAATAATACCAGAGCACACCGAGTAAGAGAGATTCAGAGCGGCAAACTTGATAGGGCTGCTGCTTGGTTGGGTAGAAAGATGGCTGCTGCCTATACCAGTCTTTCACCTCTCTTCATCCCTTCCAACTACTTCCGAGACCTGACCATGACGCTGGCATCTACAGCTATCCGTGAGGATGCAAAGTACAACTATCTGCTCAGAAAGAATCTTGCTACCTCTTGGAATCTCGGATCCATGCTGAGAGATTTTCAGAACGGAAAGTTGAGAGATAAGGTAAACAACGGAAACGCTACACCAAAGGAACAGATGTTCTATGACTTCATGATGAATGGTGGTGAAACTGGCTTTGTCTCTTCGCTTGACGTGGAAGACTTGAAGAAGAAATTCAAGAACGACTTGAAGGATTTGGATAGATGGAAGGCGAACCCAGTAAAGGTAGGACATACCATTATGGATAGCATTGAGTTCCTGAACAGAGCAATTGAGGATAGTAACCGATTTGCGGTTTACATGACCTCCATTCAATATGGGCGTTCTATTGATGAGGCTGTGAATGATGCCAAGAATGTAACATTGAACTTCAACCGCAAGGGTACTGGCGAATATGGCTGGCAGATGATTAGAAACCTCTATCTCTTCATCAACCCAGCAGTACAGAGTTTGCAGACTTTGGGTGCGCTTGCTAAGCATCATCCATTCAAGTTCACGGCTGTTACTGCATCGTGGTTGGCGAGTGGTGTACTGGTTCCTATCGTTAACGCTGCCCTGATGAGTATGTTGGGTGGTGATGATGATAAGGATAAGTACTGGCAGTTCACCAAGTGGGATAGAAGAAACAACCTGATTATGTGGGTTCCGTTTACTCATGAGTATGTGAAGATTCCGCTTGCTCAGGAGTTCCGTGCCTTCTATGGAATAGGCGATATGATTGCATCTAAGATGATGGGTGGCGAGTTGGCTGAGGAAAGTTGGAGCCAGTATGCAGAAGATTTGCTCGGTCAGGTAGTGGATATGCTTCCGCTTGACCCTACTGGCTATGATGGCAATATTGCTGTCAGTCTGATGCCGAATGCTATTCGACCAGTCTTTGAGTTGGCTTTCAATGTTGACTTCACTGGCAAGCCATTATTCAAGGACACAGAGTACAACAAGTATGACCCTAACTTTACCAAGGCATACGTGGGCACTCCTGATTGGTTGGTTCGTGCATCAAGGATGGTTAACTCAATCGGAAACGACTATCCAGATGTGCAGCAGAACAGCATTGATGCTTTCGGTGACCCAAGATACAATCTGAATAACCCTGCTGTGGTTGACCATGTATTGTCTTCTTATCTCGGTGGTGCTTACACCATGGGCAGTCAGGTGCTCGGTTTGCTTACCAAGTCGCTCAATGACCCGAAGGAAATTAAGGTGGCTGATATTCCATTATTCAGTAAGTTCGTCAGCAATCCTGATGATAGACCGGTTACTAAGAAACAAGGTGATGAGTTCTGGAATATGAAGGAGAACCACGACCGTGCAGCCAATACCCTGAGCAAGTTGAAGAAACAAGCTAAGGTGGATGGCGATTACTCAATGCTGGAGCGGTTCTACGGCTCAGAGGAGTATAAGAAGTACAAGCAGGATGATGTGAAGGTGAAGAAGTATGAGGAAGACAAGAAGAAGGAACGTGCTGAGGAGAGTGGGGAGGAGTATAGACCTCACAAGTTGAATGCCGAGGATATATACAAGGCTCATGCTACTCCGAAGGATGATTTCGAGGACTTGAAGCTGAAACAACTCTACACCAAACTGAACGGATTCAAGACTTCCTATGACCTCTTGGTTGATACGGCTCCTAGTCAGAGCGATGGCTACTACAACAACAACAAGGCTGCCATTGATGCCATTGACGAGATTTCCCTTGACAAGCAGGAGATTTCCGAGTTGAAGAAAGGTTTCTTGGATGATGGCAAGGATGCCTACAACGCTGAGGACATGAAGCAGATTCGTGACCTGAGAAAGAAGATTCTTTCCGTGCTGGAGAAGGCTAACAAGGTAGTTGTGGCTAACCAGAAGGCAAAGGCTAAGAAGTAATACATATATGACTATCCCCTGAAAGTGCTATGCTTTCGGGGGATAATTGCTTTCAATCTGAAACTTTTTACCCCTTTTTCTTGTGTGAATCTATCAATCTGTAAGTATTTACAAAGTTTAACTTTTAAAGTTGTGTATAAATGTAGCTATTTCCTAATTTATTATTATATTTGCCACCTCTAAGATTTTTTATTAAATAAGTAAAAGAACCTCAATCATATAAACTTTTAGAAAACAATGGCTTATGAGAAAAGAAGAAGACGAAGACCAACGGGTCAGGAATTTGTTTAGAGAGATAACTAAGTTACTCCATGAACGCAGCAAGATTAAGACGGACTTGCTTTATTTCAAGTATGCGCCTATATTGGTCATGCTTTTCAGATGGTATAGTGTATCTCAGTTCTACGACAGCAAGATGGAGATAACGCTGTGGTATGAAGAGAATGAGGAACCTATCTGGTTATTCTACTTCATCACTTACATTCTTTACCCGATTTCTCTTTGGAAAGGTCAGGTACTGCACAGATTGTGCGTGGAGTGGAGAATACCGCTCTTATATGCAGCAGGAGTCAACGTAATACACATCATGTTCGGCTCTATCGTTATCACAAACAATATGTACTATTGTGATATGTTCCTGATTACAATCATTTTAATTTTATATGCTTATGTCGCAATTAGTAAATTACAGCATCATCGAAGCTGGACTTCGTGCTCTCGCAGATAAGGCACATGAATCAGCAGTTGCCCAAGCAGAGGGCAAGCCTATCCCTTGCGGTCTGTCTGAAGGAGATATGGAACTTGTGGCACTTCTTACTGCCATGATGAATGATACACAAGCCAACAAGGGATGGTGCGCTCACGAAATGGGCAAGTCTATCTCATCCTTTGAAAAGTATGTTCACGATGGCAAGATACCCGAAGGAATCCACGACCAGTTCGGGCATGAAAAGAAGTGGAATAAGTCGCTCATAGTGCTCTTGTAGCACAGATTTCAAACGAGCATCAGACTCAGGCTTTGCAGGCATACCAAGCACAGATTATCACTCCAGTGAATGCTGCCCTTGCATCCTTGCAAGCAGAGGTAGCTGGAATCAAGTGCAAGTTGCCTAATACCGTATCTGTACCATATCCTCAGTTGAAGACTTACAATCCAGAGGTGTTCCAAGCAGCTGCTATGGGAGCATACGCTGGTGATGTAGCAGCAGCCAACGCAGCATCAACCGTAGGTTGTGGTTGTTAAAGGAAAGGAGGTAACTATGTTCCCTTTAAACTATCCTTTCAGCCCATTATTCCCAATGGTCAGGAGACGGAATCCTATCAAGAGAGTTGATATTGGCGGTATCTATGAATTGAAGACCAATGCACTTCAAGTAACCAACGAGAGTGTAGACTTCGGTATCAATCCTAGCTGCTACAAGGCTTTACCTTGTGAGAGTATCGTACTGCTAAAGATTCATCAGGGAGTGCCAACTGCTGGCGAAGACCTTCCAGTCAAGATTGTAGTGCCACACAATGGTGCAACAACCATCAGCACTACTAGCGGAACTACAAGTGGAACAACAACGGCTGGCACAACTAAGTCTTCCGTGGTAGACCATACTGGTTCTGCTGTAACTGGAGCTGGTCTTTCAAGCACTACGGAAGCTCTAGCTTATATCAACAAGAAGAGCGGAACAATCCGACTGCTTGGGTTTCAGCAACCAACTGGTGGCTAACAGAGTATTAACAATGGGGCAGATAGCAATGTCTGCCCCTATAAAAGAGAAAGAAAATGTTTCAAGGTTTAAGACAAAATTCCCTTTTTTACATATTAGACAAGGGAGGAGAAAAACCGACTCTCAGAATCGGTCAGGTTATATCGGTAAGTGACCCTCTGCAGAAGTTCCCGACAACTTACATCCCGAATCAAGTGCCGAACTTCGACACAACGGTTGATGTAAAGGTGAAGGTTGGAGAACAGCAACTCAACTTCGAGAAACTGCCATCCACGGCTCAGATAGCCAACTCAGGAACTAATGGTGTAGTTGTCAGCGATAGCCGTGATGCCATGTGCGCAGAGGTTGATTCCATGCTCAGGCAAGCCAAGGGTATCTTGGAGAGTGTTGACTACAATAAGGCAGTAGTGGAATCATGTGATGAAATAATAGCCAAACTCAATCCTCAGATTGCCAAGGATAAGCAGCAAGAGCAGGACATCAGTAACCTGAAATCTGACATGAACGGAGTGAAGGGTACGCTATCCGAAATCAAATCTCTTCTGTCTGATGCCTTGAAGCTCAGTAAGAACTAATAAAGGTAAGAAGATTATGGTAATGATTGAGATTACAGAGGATAAGTTCGATGATTTGTATGACAACATCGAGTCTATGCTTGGTTTTGGAAGCAAGGCTATGTCTTGTCTGAAAAAGATGAAGCAGGAGCGTATGGGTGAGCGTATGCCTGATTATCGTGACGATTGGAGAAGAGAGCGTGAGGAACGTGAAGAGCGTGAGAACAGACGTAGATTCAACAACGTCAATGATGATTGGAACTACCCGAACCGCTATGGTGAAAGAGGTGGTGGCGGCTACAATGGTGGCGGTCGCTAGTGTTTAACTTGGGAGTTTTGGCACCGACATTTATGTCGTGACCAGACTCCCTTTAATATTCAGTTCAGTAATATGGGAAAATGCAGAATGCCATTGGATATGTATGACCTCAAACCTGAGGCGATGGTTGCCTATCTCAGATACAATGGCTATCATTTCAGTAAGAAGATGTGCGAGTGGGCGGTGAGCCTGATGTACAAGTATGACCCTTCCTCCAAGCGTGATGTAAATGTATCGTTTTGGGATAAGGAGAAGGTGGATGCCTTGCTGCTTGGTCAGGGTGTAGAGGTGAAGAATAAGATAGGCTACGACCATGTATATGTGGCGAATATGGCGAGGGCAGACTTCTACAAGTCCTCCATCAAGGATGAGGAGCAGTTAGCCCAGTTTATCAAGGACATGGTGGATGATGCCGACCAGAAGGATGGTTTCATCTTCAACCGATTCTATGCCGACTGCTGCCATAATGGTGTACCTATCCCTTGGGAAGATGTGTTATGATAAGAAGAGTAATACAACTTCCGAAGTACGATTGGAGCATAGTATGTTTCATAGGTTATCAGCCACCTGATGCCGATGAGATATGCCATGCTCTTTCGGATATTGGCTGCAATGGAAATCCTTTAATGGAAGCCTACGAACATCTAACCAAGGAGAGTGTAGATAGGGGTCTTACCTATTCCAACCTATCAGAAAGAAAAAGTGTGCTTGCTATCGGTAAATGTGAATCTGATAGCAGCATCATTAATACAATAGGTCATGAGCTTCTTCATGTGGTAGCGCATATCTGTGAGCAGGATGGAATAGATATGATGAGCGAGGAACCATGCTATATGATGGGTAGTTTGTGCGAGAAGTTCTTTAAGGTGTATGATTAATGTTGTTATTTCTACTTAGTGCATAAGAAAACGGTGAATCTTTCGACTCACCGTTCTTCTTGTATATTGTCTGCTTTGCTCATCTGCTGATTGCTTACAAAGGATTCTCTGCACCCTACTCATTTGAAGTTTGAGCTGTTAATACTGTTCCATCCATGTTTACCCACGAACTACCATTCCAAATGATAAGTTTGTTTAAAGTTGTATCTTTGTAGATAAAACCAATATTAATGTCTGTAGGACGCTCTTCAGTTGCTCCTTGTTTCTTGGCATCAGCAGGATTTCCATTTGCATCAATCCAACAACTTCCATTCCACCAAATAATTTTATTCAGACTTGTATCTAAAATACATTCACCTATAACAGAATAAGTAGGTCTTTCTTTTGTTGGACAATTATGCACACCAAATGGTAGAATTTTTTTGGTATTTTCATTATAACCAGAAAGGTAAAATGCACGTGGGGACATAGTTCCTATTATATAAAACCCATTTGTTCTATTATACGAATCTATGTCTTCTAGAGATGATATAGATACAGTATTTGATAATGGGATTTGAACGATTTTTATATATTTTGAATCAACGATAATACCAAAATAATAATTATCGTAAATCTGATTTATTTTTCTTCCTGTGGCATATAATTGAAGTTTTATAGGCATTTTACTTCCTTTAATTTGATATCCACCTTTTTTGCCATCATACTTAATATCATTATCATTAGAATCTTTTATAGAACTTACATAACCAACATCCTTTAAAAAACTTACATTGAAATGGTCTGTATTATATAAATACAATGAATATTCTATTAAAATGTCTCCTTTGCACGAAGCCGTCAATGGGTTAATACCACTTACTGCGCAAAAAGGAACAACAGTACTTTTAAAATCATCTTGATAACTTTCTTTATTTATAATTGTTACATTAGAAGATTCAATTTCTTTACTGTCAAAATAATAATTATGTTGAGATTCATAATCCAAATGCTCTTCATGCAAGAATATCTTACAACTACACAATTTAGTAAGATAAATTCCATATTCTCTCTCACCATCTTTTTCTTCATATCCAATAACTACACGAACCTCATCTCCAGCTAGCCTTATGTTACTCCAAATCATTTTCCATTCCATGTCTTTTGTCATCTTTAACTCACCTTCCGATGTATAGCTAGAACATTGAAAAACATTTATATCAGAGTTTATATCAAGAGACTCTTTTGCGTAAATATTATTATGACCAGTGATGATTAACATTGTTAATCGACCAGTGACACCAGTAATTCTGAAAAGACGTAAGTACTTATTTGAGTTTCCTATTTCAGAAACACTTTCTACTTGATAATATTTCATAAACTTAAATTTTTAACCAATGATTATATAGTTTTTTGAATGCAGATTGATTTATATATGGATAATATATTCTGTACTTCCCAAGTGTTTCGTTATACCATATATTTAAATATTTAATACCGAGTGTATTGGTCAGATAAAACCCTAAATCATAAAAGCACTTTGTATAAATCAAATCTATATCATAATTTATTTTATCAAATTTGTTTACTATTTCCCAATCAGAAGGATTGAATGCGCACTCATAAAATGGCATACACCCAAATTCTGTTATAGTAATTTCTTTGTCTGGATACGCTTCTTGAAGACCTTTAAAATAGGTCATTGCGTGTTCTTTTATAAAAGAATCCAATCTTGTTTTTTCTTTAACGTAAGGAAATTTGGGATAATAGTTAATACCTATGCAATCAAGTGCATCGTAGAGAGATTTTGAAATCAATGATGGAGAATAGTTTATACTTACTCCAACTTTTATATCCGTATTAATTCCATGTATCTTATTTACGCACGCGATTAATGTGGCACAAGTAGTAGGGTCTTGAACATCATTAGGTGCCTCGTTACTTATATATACATATTCTGTATATTCTGAGTATTTTTGTATGATTGGAATTACAGTTTTTTCAAACCATTCCATAAAATTAGCTGAATATTTCTTATGAACCTTCACTGATGATAAATATAATTTTAGAGTATCTATAAATTCTATTTGTTTATTAACATCAGTATTATTATCTGGGACATATTGGAAATGGTTTATACCTAAATCTCTTGCAGGTTCAACACATTCAATAATAGCTTGAAGAGAAGATGTAAATGGAACTGATGCCTGAAAGAGGATATTTCTATCTACAACATCAAGTTTTGTAGTGCATTCCTTATTGTCAATATATGGAATACCAATAAACTCAACATCATGAAAATTCTCTTTACTGCATTTCTCTAGATAGATTTTAAATGCATTTATTTTTCCATTCCTCAATATACCTCCTTCAAACTTCAAGACAGTTCCTTCTTGCATTTCAATGCTTTCACCATCCAAATCAAAGTCATACCTAATCTCATAGATAGTGTTTGGCTCACTAATCATAGCTGGCGTTATGAGATTACGAAGCTCAGTCTTGCTACTATCTTTGACACTACATGATGTACCAGTACCAACTGCGCTGAATGATGATGGTGTAGAGACTATTCCACCAAACTTTCGGGTAAGGGTGATGATTGATGCGCTTCTCGAGACATCATACTCAGACATTGTGTCATTGAGTTTTGCGGCTATTTTCTCTGCTACTTTGTCTGTTGTTGTATCAGTGGATGCTACTACATCAACGTGACTCTCTACACCATTAATGATGAATGCCAGATAACCATCTGACGTTGGGACTGATGATACTACTATTTTTGTTACGGCAAGAGAGACTGGCTTGATGTTCTTACGAAGAATCTTGTAGCCTTTACCACTAAAATTCTGAGGAGAATAGGAGCGGTCGGCAAATTTGGTTACAGAACGTCCGTTATCATCGAATGACCTAGTAAGGTCTTCTTCGTCAACTGGAGATAGAGAAGAAACCTCTTGGTTGATTTCCTCCTGCATCTTGTCTAGTCTCTTGTCATATATATTGTCTGAATTTGCTAGCCTTTTGTCTTTTCTAGAAGATTCTAGCGTACTACCTAATTTTACCATATTTATTTTGCTTTTATTGTATAAGTATTGTCACCAGCAATAAGTGGGTCTGAATTATAATAATATAATGCACCAATAATAGTTTCGTGGAAATCAGCTTCGATATTTCCCTGAATGAATTGTAATGGAGTGTCTGAAATAAACCAAACTACATCGTTTTCATCTGTTGTAGTAACCGTTATTGTCTGATTGACCAAAGAAGTATTACTTCCGTTCAGTACAGATAGGTCTAATTCGTTTGCATCTGATAAAGATGATGCACCATACATAGTCTTTGCACCTATTGTAACAAAAGCAGTTGCTTTATATATTTTTCCGTTCAGCGTGACTATGATATGGAAAGCGTATGAACCTACTTGTGAACGTGAAATATTGACCGACGTATCAGTTGTCTTAGGCTCAATGACATTACTTCCGTCAATAATCTTAATATTGTCGGGAATAGTATCAATACCATTCTTCCTAATTTGCCATGAGAGTTTAATGGTGTGTTCTGTTCCATCATAAGCAATAACAGAAGGTGAAGATTCCAGATATACATTTGTATCGTCCACATCTGCATCATTCTGATTGTTCAGTTCTATCCAGTACTTCGCATTGTACATACCTCCCATTTCACCCTCTACGATGCCGAGAGGAATATGAGACTTGCCATTTCGCTCCACGATACGGAAAAGGCTGTGCTCAATGCTACAGATGTCATTTCCGTTGTACTTGCCACGAATGGTAATGCCATATAGTCCTTCCTCTAGAAATGGTGGGAACTTGACACAAATATCACTCGGTTCTACTTCACTATTATTTTTTCCGCTCTGAACAAAAGGCATTTTTGCTACACACTCTCCAAAGGCATCAGTAAGGTGTACTTCTAGATTACTGATGGCAGCCACGTCAATATCTTCCAACATCTGCTTGTTCTTGCTGATGTAGGCTTTCCGTAGCTTGATGAAAAGGTCGAAGCTGTTACCTTTAACAATCTTATAAATATCCATATACGTATACATTATTAATAATAGGCAAAGATAGGCAGAAATTTCTCTACCTATCTTTTATCTGTTTATTTAGGTGGGATATTTTTTAGATTAAGCCCTTCCAGCGGAGGAACTTGCGCTTGCGGCTTTCCTTGCCTTTCTTGCTCTTGCAGTTGGTATGGTAGACACAATCCTTGAAGAGGTCTCTGACCTTCATGTCGTTGTCTACCAGTTTGGTCTTCTTGAATGCCTCGAAGAGATGGCGGTTCATAATCATGAGGTTGCCCTTCTGCGTAGGAAGAACATAGAAGATTTCACCATTGTTCTTCTTGGATGCGTAGTCTGCCTTAGCCGTAGCTTGGCGGTACATGATTTCGCACTTGATGCGCTTGAAAATCTTTGTTACTTTCATAATCGTAATTATTATTGTTTGAAACTATATGATGGTTGCTGCAGAAACAGAAACCTTTCTTCTCATTACTCTTGCCTGATTCTGTATCATCTTAGGCATTTCCATTTCATTGAAACAGATGTGGAGTCCGATGGCTCTGGTCATGAGCAAATCATCGTGCTTTCCGTCTGCTGCCTCGTATACGGTTCCGTTCTTCTCGTAGGTGAGATATTCATCTAAGCATCTATCGTCTCGCTCTACATAGAGTTGTTCACGGATAACCTGAACCAATACTGAGATAACCATCGGCTTGGTTGCCACGTTGGTATGGAATCCGTACTTCACTGGAACCTTATTCTTGATGTCCGATTCGCTCTGCTTGCGTGCATAGAGGTTGTCGTATACGTCCTTGATTTGATTCAGGATGAACTCAGACTGGTCACCACCTTCTAAGATGTGCTCTTTGTCTTTCGTCTCCAAGGTGTTGGATTCAATCACCAGCAGAGCATCGTTGTAGTATTTGGCTATCTGAGCCGCCTTCCATGCCAGCAAGTCCATATCTATGTGTCCGTACCATTGGGCTACCACGTATGGTTTGCCGCCTTCCATCATCCAATAGCGGTCGAAGACACAGATAACAGACCAGTCGGCATTCTTGCTACGTCCACCAATATCCACTACTACCAGATAGCGGTTTATCACCTTGCAATCATCAAAGGTCTCAGGCTTGCTCCATATCCACAACTGACCCTGTTTGTCTTCACAGAATCGGATATTCAGCATACACTTCTTTCCCTTATATCCGTCACCATAAACATCACCGATGAACTTAGGTGCTCGGCATCCCTTGCGGAACTTGTCAACCTTGTCTTCGGCAAACACCTTGGCTCCTGAATGTTTGAATGCTTCAATATCATCGGTAGGGTAGCCAGCAGCCATATCGGCATGGTCGGTGAACTTCCTGCGCTCGGCAATATACCAGTTGATGGCTTCGAGTGGAGCACCCAGTGTCCATAACTTCCAAAGATAGGTACATGGCTCCTCTCGGTCGGACATCGTATTGGTATTGTTGCGGTTCTCGTATAGCCATTTGGCAAACTCTACCTTCTGTTTCTTGCTTTCAAATTCAAGATGATACATATCGTATATCTCGTACCAAGGAACAAAGAACGGCTCAAACTGAGATTCTCCCTTGACTGCTGCAAGCCACTCCTTGTGGAAGAAGTTGCCAGTACCATTGGCTGTGGATTCATAGGCAATCATCGTGTATGGTCGGTACAAGATACCATTGGTAGCATTCTGTACTACCTCCTCAGGAGATTTACCATCCGTCTTTTTCCACAAACCAACCTCGGAAAGGTGTACCAAGTTGTAGTCTTCACCATTGGCTGATAGTGGTCGTTCCATGGAACCAACCTTAATCTTGCAGAATCGCTGAGGAACCTTCTTTACATTACCTGATGTTCCTACTCCAACAAACTTCGGCTCGTTCTCAGAGAATGCTTCTTCCATTTCGTAGAGGAACTTGGTAGGAAAGTTTTTCAGAGCTTCCTCGAACATACCACGGATGGTCTCTGCTGTGTCCTTCACCTGAGCCACGATGAGCGAGTTGAGACCCTTCTGCCACATGAGTTGCAGCCAGAGGAAGTACATCTGAATAACCGTAGAACCTCCCCATTGTCGGGCTTTCAGCAGGATGAGACGGATAGGGCGATTCTTCTTCCTTCGCTCCTCCAGCCACCTGAGCAGTCTTCGCTGCGGTCTTCTGAGCACAAAACGGAAGGGGAGACCTCCACCTTTCGGCTTGATATAGATGAATGTGGCAAAGAAGAAGAAAGGGTCGTGTTTCATTCTGATGCGAGTAAACTGCTCCACCAGTTGCTCAATCTCTTCTTCTAGGTCGTATGGTTCGTCTATATCCTTGTGCAGTTCCTCGATTACCGCCTTGCAGCTACCGAACTCGATGAGCATCTTGACAAGCGGAATCTTCTTCATCGAAACTGGAAGCTGCTGTCTCTGAATCGGGAAATCAGGAAGGAAGAGCAGGAATCGCTTATCTCCACAACCTTCACCCTTGATAGGATTGAATGGTGTGTTGATTTCCTTGATGCGTTTCTCGTTCTCCTTTAGAATGCCCAATACGTGTTTATCGAGTGCATCAGTCAGTTTGGCGGTTACTTGTCTTGGCATAGCGGTGCATTTAGATAACCCCACAACAGACCAAGTACATAGCAATAGATGTGGACTCCAACTGCCATGCAAGGGAAGAAGATTCCAACACAGATATATAGGAGAATGGTGAGATTGTATCTTACCTTATTCTCCACGTAGGGGGCGATAAAGCCCATGTAAGCATAGATAAAGCCGCTTAGACCGATGATTGGTACGGATGATGCAAAAGGATAGCTGATGGCTATGAGATAGAATGCCACCAAGTGACCGATGCCACAAGGGATGGCTCGGTAGCATTGATGGAAAACATAAAGGTTGATGGCAGCATGAAAGATGTTCTGATGAAAGAAAGGGTAGCTTAGTCGGTTCTGAATAGAACAATCGTCAAAGAGACCCATGCCATCATATTCAAGAAAAGTGATACACATTATTATAATGTACCCAGCATAAAGCGCAATCTTCTCTTTCGTATCTCGTAGCATCTTTGCTTCTCCTCCTTTCTCACCCTGCTAAGAATTACGTGTATGCTTTGAGGAGTCAAATAGAAACTGGGTGCTTTTTCAGCACATACACGTTTGATAATATCCATATTACTGAGATATGGCTCATTACTCTTATGAATCTGGAATCGTCTGAAAATCTCCTGATACATTTCCTTTCGGGTAGGAATCATGTTATCAAGAGGTTTTCCTTTCAGTAAGTCTAATATGACTATATAAGCACGGTCTTCTGAAACCCAAAATCTTCTGCTCGGAGATTGGGCTAGCTTTTCCTCAATCTCTGAGAGTCTGATATTGTCTCTTACATTAATAATTTCTTTGTAAGCCCTCAATAAATCAGCATCACGTTCCTCTATAAAATAGCATCGTGAATCCTTATATTTCATATCTGA